TCGACAGAGGTAGATTCCTCTGTCAACCTGGACAAACGCACCCGTCCTAGTACCCGCATATGGCGAGTCTACAATAATTCCCACATGAGAAGTCGTATAGTAACTATTCCAGACGTGGATTAGGTACGGAAAAAGCCCCCAGGCCAGCCGGTTAGGGCCAGCCCAGGGGCTTAGTTTCACAGGTAACCACCTGGCCCGCATTGCTCCGGGTGCGGCCAGTACGGGCCGAACGGGGTCTCGTTCGGCTGGGTCACGGTATGTTCCGGTCGAAGGACGATCACAGAGAACCCGTGGTTGGTGAAGTCCTGGTGGATAGACTCCATGTCGTCTAACTCGCGAATCACGATCGGCTGTACAGAATCCGGCAAACCGAGAAACGGTTTACGGAGGAAGTTAAGAAATCGACGGACCACTGTGGTCACTCCGTTCAAAGGTGTGCGGGTTACTACCAGCACCACCGGATACCCCAGGCTGCCCAGAGAACTTCATTGTCAACGGTTTAGTAACTTCGTTCATCTTCTTCAGCTCGTTCACGATGTCTCGCAACGAATCCGCGATCTCGCGGAACTGTGATTCAGTCAGCATCTCTTACCCAATCTGTAGCCATGCAGGTACCCACAAACCACTCCACTTCCGGGTAGGCACGTTTCAACTGCCGTACCATCCCTTCCACACTGGCCTTGTTGTCCGACGCGGGTTGGATTACACCTAATGGGGACAGGTAACACGCTTGGTATCTCTTACGTAGCTTGTCCATTAGTCCACTCCTTTCTGATTTGTCCGTACAGCAGCACGGGCCAAACAAGGGTCAACACGACGAACATCGCGGGCATACCGAATACAATTACGACTAGCGCCAGCGTCTCGCTGCGCTCTGTAATCCGACCGAAAACCGGATCGGTGAACGCGTCCCACATCCGGTTGAATAGGTACAACGAGAACAGAACGGACATGATGGTGTAGAAGACGATTCCGGTAGACAGTAGGAACGTCACGACGGCCTCCGCAGACCCATTGACCTGGACCACGAACGTTTGGGCTTCTTTGGTGACGGGTACCGCCAACTCATTTCGACGCCTTCGACAGGTCGTGTTCCAAATCGTTGATCCGACCGTTCAGTTCGTAGATCGTCTCTTCCAACCTCGCGATACGGATCTCTTGTTCGTCCCGCTGTAGATCCAACCGGTCGGCTTCGTCCAATGCCTCGTGGGTACGACGGACCAGATCCGGCAGAGCGCCGTGGATGGCGGTGATGAAGTCCACATCGGCTTCGTTGTCAAACCCCGAAGTATCGGCCACCACTAGTTCGTCTTGTTCTGTACCCACCGCGCGAATGCCGAACAACATTCCAACGCCTTGGAATTCGTGCTCGGTACGGGACATCCAATAATGATCTTCCGCCCCGGTGGTTTTAGCCCATAGGGAATAGAGTTCGTCTAGAAATTCACGGATGTCCATTCAGTCACCCGTCAAAGCGTGGTCAAGAGCGTCAAACAAGTCTTGGGCTGTATCCAGTCGCACCAAGAGCCGAAAGTGCCCCGCGCCGTTGGGATGCGGTAGCTCTTGCCCCTCGATGTCTAAAACGAACCCTCGATTTACTGCTGCGGTCATGTTTCCTCCTGGTCGTATGTCAAGTTAAAAACGTCACTGTGACGGCGCTTGCGCGGTAGCGCTGCGCTTAAGGTCCCGACCTGTGGTCGGTACCGATCATTCGTGCGAAGCCTCCATCCAGTTGGCCCCAGCCGGTCCGGCTGACACCGGGAACTCGACTAGCTGGCCTCCCACAGAGGGTTGGAACGAGGTTTCCATCAGGCGTACCAAGTAATCCCGGCACGCTTCCCAGTTCTCACGAGGAACCGAGAACAACACCGCGTCGTGGATCTGCGCCTTAACCCGGCGCAGGATGTGCGGTGGCATACGCAACAGCGCATCGCAGACGATCTCGCGAGTACCGTTCTGTCCCTTGAGAGCCGGTGCCTGGGTGAAGATACGATCCTTCTCTACCCAGAGCTTGCGGCCCCAGTCGTTCATCACGTACCCACGACCCGCTTCGTCTCGGACCCGGTTCTGCCAGTCGACCAACGCCACGAACGTCGAGTTCATCCCGTCGCAGAACTTCTTAGCCGTAGCGAACGGAAGGCCGGTGACCCTAACCAGACCTCCCGGCTGACCCCCGTAGGACCACCCGTGGCCCAACGGTTTAGCCATCTGCCGGTACATCTTCGGGTCGGACTCCACTACTTCACGGCCCCATGCGGCTATCGCGTTGATCATGTGGCCGTCCGCTCCCGGCTCGAACCGCTCCGCGTACTTCCGGTCTCCCGAGTAGGCAGCGACGATACGAGCGTCGGCGTTCGAATAGTCCAGCTCCAACAACACTTCATCATCGGAGTCCGGTACGAAGTACGACTTCTCCACAGCACCTTCGCCTCTGGATGTCCAGACCGTCAACCCCGGCTCCGTGGTACTCCACCGCCCCGACCTCTGGAGCATCGTGATATCCGGGTGTACAAACCCGTCCGGGTGCGTCGAGTCCAACGCCAGCTGAGCCAACGACCGCTGGCCCTTCAGTTCCGCCAGCGCTTTCCCGAGGTCTTCCGCCGACGTGCCTTTGGTCAGCTCGGTAAGAACCTCGCCACCCAACGACAGGTTTCCGGTTGATGTCTTGGTCCAGTCCTTGCGGGACTTCGGGGTGATCCCGTGATCGGCCAACGCAGCCATGATGGCTTCTTTACCGGCTGTCGTAGCCCACGGGCTCTTACCCTCGGTCGGCAGACCGTACTTGGTCTGGAGTTCGGACAAGATCGCCTCACGGCGAACCCGGAGTTCTTCGACGCGGGCTTTTGCTGCTTCCACGTCGACCCGTAAACCGTTGGAGGATATGACGGCAGCTCTTGCCGCTATCTCCTGCTCACGCAGCGCGTAGTCGTCCAGCTTGCCCTTCTTCAGAAGCTCTTGGGCTACCACTCGGGACGCTACAACGTCACCGATCAGGTATTCCCGGTACCGCTCGTCGTCCACCGGGATACAACCGAACCCGCCGAACTCTTTGGCTAGCGCCTTCAGGTCGTGGGTCTTCCCCGGTACCCCGAGCTGATGTGCCTGCTCGTCCAGGCTAAACCACCGCTTCATCTTGTCCGGGGAGTTGGCCAGCGCGTTCTTTCCGTGGCGGTTGGTGAACATGTACGGAGCCGGGTTCACCAGTGCCGCATGGGTCCAGGTGTCGTACACCCTCCGCTGTTGGGCTAGTTCTAGCGGGATGTCGGACTTGATACCGAACACCGCACGGAGATCGAACGCGTGGATGTTGTGACCGATTATCCAGCGGGCCTTGAGGATCTGTTCTTTGATCTCGTCCAGGTCGGCGGTCAGAACCACCTCGCCGTCACCCCACGCGTACCCGATCAGCCGCACGAACTCGTCCGGTGCCATCGAGTACATCAGCTCAGCCGAGTGCGTTTCAATATCGAACGTAAGTGTGCCCTCGGTCATTTCGCTCCTATTGGCGTGACTGGTATCCCATGATCATGTGGTAGATAACGTGCGTTGCGATGTGGGACTTTTCCTTGGAGAGACCCGAGCCATACAAGTAGGTCTGGAGAAGGTGTTCCAGCGTTTCGTCCACTAGTCGTCCAACCCCGAATACTGTTCGACCATGCGAACAGCGGTGTTTTCGAGAGTCTGGACGAACATTTGGATCTCGTCCGTGTAAGCACCCATCTGTGCGTAGGCGTGCTGCGTAGCCTTCAGGGCTGCCAACACCACAATCGGAGACAGACTGTGTGCCAGTATGTCTTTGTAAATCTCTTTCTCGATGTTCATCAAATGCCTTTCCAATACACGTGTTTGACGATCCGAGAGACCGTGGAATGGTTGACGTCGAAGATGACCGCCAGTTCAGTAACCTTGTAGCCCTTGCGGTACATGTCCCGGATCTGCTTGGCTTCGCCTTTGGTCAGCTTCTTAGCGTTCGACGGTTGTTGTCGGATCTGGGATTTCAGCCGTTTGTTGGCTTCGGTCAACCGTTCTACCTCCGAGATCAACGCGTCGTAGTCCTCGGCGTCCAGGACGATGGTTAGGCGGCTCATCATTCAGTCCATATCCAGTGGGTGTCTCGGCCCGCCATCGGGGTAGATGTAGGACGTTGATTGCCTGTCGCGCCGCAGACCTTCCAGCCGCTCTACTTCAGCGATGAGTTCAGGAACCAACTGCCTTGCAGCAGCGATGAACTTGGCGATTCGGTAGTCAGTGGAGGTTGCCTTCAATGAGTCGGCGGCGTAGACGGCCCAGGTTCCATCGGAAAACACGTCTACTTCCCATGGGCTGTACGGGTCTACGCCTTCTAGGGATGCTTTAGCCCTATCAAGTAGCTCGCTCATCGCACCGCCTTCCCCGTGTAGTACTCAACCAAATCCCACCGAAACGACGTGAAACTACCTGTGTCGGCGGTTAGTACCAGTTCGTCGCCGTCAAACGTCACTCGGCTCTTGGGTACTAGAACCGGATTGTCTTCGCCTATTAGGTGGACCTCGAAGTCGAACACCTCCGGGGGAGGCGGGGGTTCAAACCCCGCCTCCTCCATCAGATCTTCAAATTCGGCCACATCAATTCCGGCCCTTGGGGAGAAATTCGGGCTCACACTTGTCTGTGGAATCTTTCGGCTGAGGGCAAAAGAACCCACTCCAAGCTCTTCCGTTGGTGCTCTTCGAAATGAACTTCATCTCACCATGCCGACACTGTCGGGTTTCCCCACCCGGTGCCGACTGTGCCGCTATCGGTGCGTTGGACCGAGCCTGTGCGGGAGGTGCGGCAGCGGGAGTCGAACCGCCCCGAAAGTACGCCGCCGCCTTCTTCGATAGATCCAACAGCTCTTTGAACTCCGGGTCTTTCAGAATCGCCTTAGCGTCTTCAACCGAGTTGGCATGGACTACCGTCCACGACGCGTCAAACCCCGCCCCCTCCTTGTAGGTAAGAACGATCTTGCCTTCGCCGTCCCCTACGGCGGCGGTCTTAACCACGGCGGGGGGTCGCCCTGCGTCGGAGGACACGGGGTTATCGGCTACAGCGGTCTTCGGTGCGAACGGGTCGTCATCAATATCAGTCATGTTTGCCTTTCGACTTCTTGAACAAAACACCGATCAGGTGATACGGATCGGTTTGAGAAGGCAGCCAATTCAGTAGGTGGGCTGCCGTTACTAGGACGAGCACGTAGATGGGTACCGGGTGTTTGGCCAACCCCCGGTCTACGGCTTCCGAGAGGAGTTCCCCTTCGCGGCAATTGATCTCGTGCCAGAGAACCCCAGCGGCTATCGCCGCCCACATACCGTTACCGGATAGGGCACGAACCGTTGGAGCACTCTTCGTCAACGCCGTCGCTGACGGATTTGGCCTGTGACGCTTCATACTCCTCCTTCGTTATCCGCTCGTACGGGCTCTGTGGCATAGACGATTCCGGGAAGACGGTTGCACCTTTTATCAACCCCGCGAACCGCACCAGCTGCTCCGACACGTCTTTGGCCGTGTACTTATCTGGGTCAACGTTGGCGGTGAACGACACCGCGTTATCCGCCCAACACGTCTGGTACATCGCCTGGAACGCCAACAACTCGTTGAGCGACAGTTCGTCAACCGACTGGACCAATTCTTCGGCCCGTTCCGGCCCGTAGATCGCCTCTACGTCGGCTACCAGAGAGTCCTTGGTAGGAATGGTTACCACCAACGTGTCCGGGGCGTACAGGTCGTCCTCGACGTGGAATCCCTGCTCTCGCAGTTCGTCCACCTGCGCCAGATCATCACCGCGTTTGTTGAACCGGATGCGGCGGTTGAAGTACCGCGAGAAGATCGGGTGGATACCTTCTGATACTCCGGGCATCTTGGCGATGGTCCCGGTAGGTGCAACTGTCCGCTTCTTGACCGGCACCGGGATACGGAGCTGGTGACAGAACTTGACGGCCTCCTCGTCTACGGCAGCGGCCCAAGACCGAAGCTGACATTTGAAGTACTGGTCACCCGGTGCGTCCGAGTACTTCCGATCCGTCATCGCCAAGTACGAAGCCACCCCAAGGTGGCCCACACCGATACGGCGGTTGCGGTCCAACACTTCTCGGGACTTGTCGTCGCCTACGGCGGCGAACGTAGCCCGGATCAGGAACCGGGTCATCAGCTGGTGGGCTTTGTAGACCTCGTACAGCGACTCGTTTCCGTATTCGTCTACGAACGCGGCCAGGTTGACGTGGCCCAGGTTGCACGGCTCCCACGGTTCTAGGGTTATCTCTCCGCAGTTGGCCGACACGATCCCAGACAAGTGCCCTGTCACCGGATCTGGATCGAGCACTATGTACGTGTGGCTGTCATCAACACACCCGTTGTAGACATCTGCGTATCCGGCAGGCTCCACCGAGACAACCTTGTGGTTGGCGCAGGGGAGTTCCTTTCGGTTGTGGAATCCGTTCTCCAGCCGCTTCGGGTAGTCGTACGATGCGTGCTCGTACGGGGTCATTAAGGCGAAGTTCTCCAGCGTATTGTTGCTGGCGTCTCCGTCCAGATGTGCGATGACCATCCCGGACGGGATTGGCCCGTGTGTGTTCTCCCAGATCATCCGATGGGTGTACTGATGGTTCGCCAAATTACGGTTGGAGTCCCATCCGTGAACCCGCTCATGACCCGACCCGTCGAACGAGGCAGAGAATGCCCGAATCGACCTGGACCGCAACGACATCAGATCCTTCGCCTGAACCTTCTTGCCACGGAAGGTGTAAAACGAGTGATCCGGCGTGCACCGGACAACCAGACCTGAGTCGAACGTGACCTTGAGGATCTCGACATTCGATGCCGTCTTGTGCGGGCGACGCATCCACCGGACAACCGGCGTCTTCGTCTCAGGGTGCCAGGAGTAAACCTGAACATCCTCACCGTGATTCGCCAGATCCTCAAACGTACGAGGCCCGTCTACAGTCGCTATCACCGTGTCCCCTGTCAAGCAAGGATTCGTGCAGACGACTTGGTTCGGCTCCCCGACGTTGGACAGCGACGAGTCCCACATACCCGGCTCACCGTTGCGTACAGCACCTTGGGAGAGCGTGTATAGGACGTTCCTAGCTGTCAACATCTTCAGCATGGATACATCACCAGGAACGCCCTCTTCGGGGTTCTGATATCGCCAGAAGTCTTCGTCTACCTCCACGGAGATGTTCGTAGTCCAGTGTTTCCCCGATTCGTTCTTGCAGTTGACGAACTCGGTAATCTGCTCATCAGCCCAATGCATCATCGCCATACGAGCTGACCGGCGAACACCGCCAGCCACAACACACTTGGCTATCTCGTGGTCCATCCCCATAGCCGACATACCGTCTAGCCGGTGACCGTGTTTATCGCTCAGTATCTTCGACACTTCGATCAACATGTGGGCCAGTGGAAGCGGACCCGATGCACGGCCACCGAACGTCTTCAGTCGTGCCCCCGCGCGTCGTATCCGCGACACGTCGTAGACCCGGTTGAAGTGGACGGTGTCTTCCCGATAGTGGGTGTCGATCAGGTCGACCAGCGCAGCTGCCCAACCCTCGCGGGAGTCCTCGATCGGGTAGGCACCCTCCCACTCGTAGTCGTACAGCGTGGACAACACGCCTTCGGCCTTGAGTGTCTCGTAGTCGGGATGTTCGGGGTCGCAGACGATATCGACCTGTAGGAAATGTTGGATCAACGGGAAGTGCTGAAGGAACCGGTTGGAGTAGTTAGCCCCGACTCCCCCGCCTTCCATCAGACGCATGAACGTGAACTCGAAGTGATCCGACGGCTTTTCGGTCCAACCCGACACCCAGCAGTTGAATAGGTGCTGGGCGTTCTTCACGCCCGATGCCCACAGGTGACGGCCAGCCGGGAGGATCTTGAAGTCCGTCATCAGACGGATTAGGTCTTCGCGTTCGTTCTCCAGCTGGTACCGCTCATCGACAAGGGCTAGGTTTCCGTCGACTACGCGTTCAACGGTTTCCGGCCACTGTTCTTTTTCACCGTTGGGTTTTGTGCGGCTGTACGTTCTGCCGTAGACAATTTCTCCGGTTGGACCCCAGTTGACTTCATAAGTCACTCGGCTATTTCTCCCCAAAATGGAAGTCGGATGTAGACGCGATTCTTATTGTTCCAATACGACATGACCTTGATATGCTCGAACCCGTTCCACCACAGCGGAATATCGTCGCTGTGCACACCCTCTACGAAGTTGTGTTGCAGTCTCCTAGGAACTTTCACCCATGCCCGGAAAGAATCTCCGAGAGCAGCCTGCTTCTTCTCAATCATTTTGACGTACAGGTTGTTGGAATCTACGTCATCTTTGTCTGCGAAGTCGCACCAGTTCATTTCGTATAACCCTTCGTGTAAATACCGCCGCAGTACATCTCGCGGTCCTGTTGGCTCCAGTTCTCGATCCGCATCCGCTTCTCGTGCGGGAACAGCTCAGGAAACACTTCCGCCCTATACATCTCGGAATGCGGCATCCCGTTAAACTGGCCGTCGAATAGGTTCATCACCGTAGAACTCCCTTCTGTATGTAGTTATCGATGTCACTTCCCCGGTCTTGTCCACAACCGGGATGATGTTGTCCCCGTGATCTATCAACGCCATCGCCACGTCACCGGTAGGATCTCCGTGCTGCCCCTTACGCTTTCGCTGCTCGGGGAACATCACGTCTTTGCTTCCGATGCCTTTGACGTCGTCCGCGATGTACATCGCGTTGACCTCTTCGGTCAGGGACTTGACAGCGCGGACGAGACGCTTTTGCCCTGCGGAACCAGGTGGGTAGTTGACATCGTCGTCGTACCGCTCCCGTATCGCCTCTGCGTATAGCGGGTTGTGTTCATCAACCGACTTCAAAGCCACAGGCAACGCACCTATTAGGTACTTGTTCGTGGACTCACCCCGAAGCGCTTCCCTTACTGAGTCAGACGAGTACAACGACTTGTCCTCGAACAGGTTTAACTCGTAACGTTCCTCTGACAGCAGCTGTTCGGCAGCTTTGTTGGCTAGGTTCCGCACAAGCGGTGTTTGATCGTCTTCGATGAGCCGCGCGAACTGTGTTTGAACACTGGGACGTTCTAGATACCAAACCCACAGCGACTGAGTTAGATCGTCTAAGTACTGGTTCTCGTCCCAACCCCACTCCAACAACGCTTTCGTAGCGGCTCGTCGGAACACCCGGTCGATTACTGTGTCAAGCTCAGCCAAAAGTCCGCCACAATCTCGTAGAACGTCAGGTCAATTTGCGCTGATCCATCGGTGCGGGCTAGGTCAGCCTTCAACCACGGTCGGGTTGGGTGGAGAAGGTACTCGTCTGTAGCCCTTTGACTTCCGACGCTCCTGCGAACCCACCCCGAGCCGACCAACCGATCCGTCGGGTCGTATGTCAAGTAAGGCTCCTGTCAAAGGCAGGGGCCTCCAGCTCATGAACTCCGTTCATAGCGCCTAGACCTCCCAAACTTCCCCGTCGACCGAAAACCGGCCCTTCTTGATCTCTACGATTTCCGGTTTCACGTGCTGCCCGTCGACCGTCAGAAGACCGAAACCCTGCTGCCAGTTGGCCGTACCGCCCTTGAGGTAGTGGGCCAACGTCATATCCATCAGGTTCCCGACTTCCATACCGGTCAACTGGGACGTCACCTTCCCGCCGTAACCACGTGTCTCCGAGATGATCCCGAGACGGTGGGTGTGACCCATAACGACCGACTTGTTGAACTTCCGGGCCGCACCCATCGCCGTATTACCGGCGATACGGTTCAGCGAGATACCGCCAAGGTGACCGTGGGTAGAGACCCAACCCGGAGCGATGTCGTAGAACGTCGGCAACAACGTGATGTCGAATTGCTCGAAGTCACAAAGCACTTCGATGTTGAACGCGTTGGTTCCCGCCAGCGCCGGGGAGTACTTCTCCAGATACGCGCGAGGACGCAGGTCGTGGTTGCCTTCGTGCATCCCGGTAGGGCCGTCGTACCCGTCCCGCAGGACGGCCAACACCTTTTCCTGGAATCCTTTGACGTCGTTATAAATCGACCCTTCGAACTCCGATCGGGTGTCCTTGGACCACCGGGCCGGTTGCGGGAAATCCAGACAATCACCGATCAACACAACCTCATCGGGTTGTGTGTCGTGGATGTACTGGATGACCGCTTTGACGGCCTTGCGGTCGTGATACGGCCATTGGATGTCCGATACCAGGCATATGCGCTTAGTCATCGATCACTTCCGTGAATGGTCCGTACTTGTCAAACAACGTGGTGTCATCGGGGTGCCAATGAATACCTGGGTCACCGTCCTTACCCCGCACCCTCACCCCGTCCGGGACTTCGGTAAGCGACTGCCACACTCGTGGCTCGGCTTTGGTCTTAAGGGACTCCTGAATCTCGTCCCACGCCTTACCGCCCAACCCGGCGTATCCAGCCATATCCACGTGGGAGTCCCGGTGGAACTCGTACCGGTCCAAAGACGTCTTGGAACGGGATACCTTGAGCAGAACCATCATGTTGGCGACGTCCACCGGACCAAGAGGTTGTGGCCCTTCGTAAGTGGCGAAGATGTACGAGTTCCACATTGACGCGATACGTTCCAACGAATCGCAGGCGTTCCCGTACTGTTCAGCCCTGTCGCCGTTGATGATCCGTTCTGCTTCTTGCAAAATGCTCTCTGTCACCGACCCTCCTGGTCGTATGTCAAGGGCGGTACGCCCGAAGGTGCGGATTGCTCGTAAGCCCGCACGACTTGTTTGATCACGTCTGGTTTGAACCCGACGATCGGTTGATGGGTCCACGACAACACCAACGGGACCTGTTTGACGCCATGTTCTTTCAGAACATCCATCGCCCACGGGTCGGCGGTAACGTCGTAGTACTCGTACACCGCACCCTCGCGGTCCAACAGCTTCTTAACCTGTTCGCAGCCGGGGCAATCAGGCTTCCCGAATACCTGAATCACGAAATATCCTCCCACTCACCCCAGCCGCCCCGGTCAAAAAATCGGACGAACCGGTCTCCGTAATATGTGACAACTGTTGTCCATCGTCCCAGAGTCCAATCGTCTACCGCCTCATTCCGGTACGTGTTCTCCCGACGCTTCGGAAGTAGTTCCCCTACTTCCTCGCGTTCTAAGAACGGGTTTGGACTGCGTCGAAACACCATCCCGTACAACGCGTCTACGTACACACCCCCACTATCTTTATAGGGCCACGCGTGCTTTCCGCGCGATTCGGTCATTTCAATCTGTCTTTCAATGCCTCTCGTCCCTCTCTCAGAACGAAGTCGTTTACATCAGAGCCTTTCGGCATCGGAACAATCCGTGCGTTCGGTAGATCCGACGCCACGGTGTTGGCGAACTGCATACCGGCGTCGTCTCCGTCCGCGAGGATGTACACCGTCTGATACCCGAGGAACGGTTCACGGAAATACCGTTGCCACGAAGTGGCACCCGGAACACCAACCGCACGGGTACCGCACGATTCGGCGGCGATGGCGTCTAACTCGCCTTCGGTAATCGCCACCTTCTCCGCGCCCTTCCACAGCGCCAACGTGTTGTACAACCGGGGACGGTCGCCCGCGACCGTCATGTACTTACCGTGACCGTGGTGTTCGTGTTCTTCGATACACCGGAACCGGATAGACGCTACGCCCCAACCGAACTCGTACGATTTACGCAGATACGGAAGGGCTAGCATCCCTCGATACATCTCATGCCCCGGTAAAGGGTCGTCTACGTACCCGATTCGGAAGTACGCTTTGTCTTCCGGTTCGTCCACTATCGCCGGTACTGTCAGACCCCGGATCGCCAAATACTCTTCTGCGGGGCTGCCCTGAAACGCTCGGTGGTACCTCTCCGTCGCCTCCCTCAAGAATTTCTTGGATTCGGCGCTTTGCCTCTGAATAGTTCACCCCCTCACGGGCTTTCACAATCGCTATCGCATCGCCCTTGGTCCCGCACGCCAGGCAGGAGAAGGCGTCATACTCGTAGTGAACTGCACCCGAAGGGGTTTCGTCCCCGTGGAACGGGCACAGACAACGACGCCAACCCGGTCCGGGGTTAGGCGGTGACCAGTCCGGGTAGTAGTGCGATATGACGGATACGATCACCGGTCACTTCACGATCTCCGTGTATAAACCCCACGCGGGCTCGTCTACACCCCAATTAAGCCAACGGCCCCCAGGTGTTTTGAAGTGCCATTGACCTCTCTTGAACTTCCACAGGTCGCCGTCCTCGTCACGTACCCGAACACCTACGGGTACCTGTTGGATCTCTGCCCACTGGCGGGGTTGACCCTCCAGCTGTCGGACATCGTTAACCGACAGCACCTTAGATGCCACTAGCCCGCCGTACACGTCCTCGAACGGCCCCTTGAGGCGACCGGTGGTCTGTATCCACCCCGCGCGTCCCTTGTTTTCGGTAATAGACACCAGCGTGGCGTTTTCCAGCTTGATCGCTAGTAGTTCGTGGTTTGGTACGTAAACCGTGACACCAGAGGGGATGTCAGCCCATAATGGATACGTTGTCATGTTTCTTCTTTCGTTTCTGGTCGTATGTCAAGTCCTTGGCCTGACTCGATAGGTGCGACTACCTTGCCGATCATCGCGAACGCGGGGGGACTCTGTAGGTACTCCGCCCCACGACGGAATGCGTCTACAGAGTCCCTGAGGTGGCCTACAACGTTCCGGTTACAAGGTCCACACAAGAGGCCCCGTACGTACCCGGTGACGTGATCGTGGTCGACTGAGAGCTTCTTTCTCCCTGTGCCGTTAGCACGTCCGCAGATGTAACAGGCTCCGGGTAACCCTCTGTCCTGGTTGATGAATAACTGGTGGTCATATATCAATTGGTACTGCTCAGCCGTGATGCCGTACGTCTTCATCAACCGGGATTCCCAAGCGGTAGAACGGGTCTTGGCCCGCCTAGCCCGGTGGTGCGTAGCACAACGCGGACCCGGATTGGGTGCCGGTCGTTTAGTCGTGATTCCTTCCGATCGACAGTCCACACAGACGCGGGGTTTAGGTCTTGTCACGTCCTACCCCGCAGATCACTAGCACCGCTAGTAGGTATCCACCGGCAACCGTTGCGGCTAAACCGATATCAACCCACATCCGGCAACACCTCGGTATAGGGGCTCTTACTCCGAAGCAGACGCGGGACGGACAGCTCTATGTCCATACCTCTAGTGCCGTTATCGGTACGCCACTCGCCGTTGAACCAGAATCGCCAACCATTCCGAGCTTCCCACACTGTGCCGTCTCGTGCCTCTTCACAATCCAAACTCGGAAGTACACGCGGGGAACTCTTCGGAGAAGATTCCCCCTCTGCCTCCGGCTGGGGCTCAAGTATTTCGGTGTACGGTGCATCCCAGTTTGGTTGGTAGCCAGCGGCAAACGCGTTTCCCTGATTGGTTCTCCAGGACTCCCCGCTATGGAAATACACAGCAGCTCCCTCCGCGCCATGCCACCGCGATCCCTGCTCGTCTACCCCTAGACGGTCAACGACACGGGGCGTGCGAGCGGTCGTGCAGCAGTCCGGGCAGTCATCGGCACAGTCGTGGTCATACTCTCGGAACACGCAGCCCATGCACTTGCGGCCATCGCAGTTACCGCAGTATTCCGGGTCTTCTGGCTCCAGGTAGTCGTCCCTGCGGGATACCCGCCCAGCGGCAAGGTCATCCAGGCCGCGCGACAGAGACTCGCCCGGTTCCTGTTGCGACCTTCCGGGCCATTTACCCCACTCAGTGCGAAGATCCTTGGCCAACTCGGGATTTACCCGTTCGACAGAGAATGCGTACTCTAAGAGCGCCTTATTGGCATGGAGGTCGTCCAGGTATTCCAGGACGAAGCAGGCCCGTATTGGTTTACCGTCCACGCGTTCAACCCGGTATTTCCCGTAGAGCCCCTTCGGCGGTTCCTGTTGTGCTGTTGGGTCGAGAGCATCCGTATTGATCTGCGTCTCGCTCCACTCCATGTAGTCTTGGATCTTCTCTTCGCGAGTCTTTTCCAGTGTCGGGTCGTAGGTCTCACCACCATCGGTGGTGGGGCCAGAGCCCACGGCTTCGCCGGGGGCGAAGATGACAGGCCAAGAGTCGGCGCCGTTGTGTTCTGGTGGCTCTTCGGTAGACGGATATCCGAGTTTCAGATAGTTCCACCAACCGGCATCCGTACTTTGGCTAACCTTGCGCTCCGCCAACCATTCCCCGTCTGGTCGTCGTGCGATGGTGCCAACAGGTGGACCCTCGGGGATGCTGACGCCTACACCGACGAGAGTCACAAGCTGGTCAATCGCCTCGTCCAGCGCATCGTGCGCCACCTTCCGCAGCGCTTCAGTCGGATTCAACGGTGCGGTCACGAGAACCACCCCCACCAAACCGCCCAAACCGCCAATAGCGTTAACTCCCCCGACAATATAACTGCCGCCAGCCACGTACTCATCTAAAACATCCTCTCCGCCCACCAGCGAGACAGCGCACGAACACCCCTGCGGGCGATACGGTCCACCTCCACCGCCTTGGACGGTGGTATGTCAACCGTGACGTCTAAGAAGCGGACGCCAAACACGTTGATAGACAGGTTCATCCGAACACCTTTTCCGCGAAGGTGGACTGCTGCTTTACATCGTCTAGGACGGCGAAACCACCCGAGGCGCGGTAGATGCTACCTACGGCGACAACAACATAACCTCCCGAGGGCTTCTCGACGTACACAACCGTATCCCCAGGATCGTGGTCTACGTATACTTTCGGTTTCCAACTCATACGCCTACCCGCTCGATAAACCGGTCCACGTTCAGCTGAGACACGTTTCCCGCCAACGGGTTCTTGTACACCCAACCGGTCATCTTGGTCTCGATGATCAACGGACGCTTCGGGTCCGGGCTGTCTGGGTCTACCCGCTTGTGGGTCCACGTCGTGGATACCCGGTCGATGAGACCGAATCCGATGCGCTGGCGTACCAAGCTTGGCTTGGCGAGTGCCATCGGGGTAATGGTTGTGGTCATGTTAGTTCTCCTGTTGGTCTAGAACGGCTTTGGCGAACGCCGCGTAACGGGTTTGAAGAATCGGGCTCAACTGATCGAACGACGGCCTACCGTCCAGGTTCACGGTCAGTTCGCGCATCGCCAACCAACCCTGTTCAGCCGCTTTGTAAGCCGGGTCGTTGTCCATCAGCTCTCGGTGGGCCTGCCACTGCTTCTCAGCTTTCAACCATCGTTCGGTGCCCTTTTTCCAGGCGTATTCTGCATTTACCCAGGATCGAAGTTGGCGCACCCGACCCTGTAGCTCCTTGGCCGCCTCATACTCAAGCTGCGAGTCCCTAACCAGCTCATAAGCGGCGACCAATTTGTTCAACTGCCACTCGTCGTGAGGTTCCATCAGGTCGTCTAATGCATCACACTGTCCGCACATCGGCGGCTCCTCTCGTTGTTAGGTTGTTGGGTCGTATGTCAAGTACGGCACGAGCGAAAGCTCGCGCCTAGTGTCGCCAGCTCTGCTGGCTAACACCGCACCTACTGAAAATCCTTGATATCCATCGTTTTTCCGTCGAACTGAAGGCTGACGTACGAACGTCCAGACGGGAACCCCCTACCCGACCGGTTCTTGACCGCCGAGACGTTCAACGTGTCCGGCCCGTGGTCAGACGGAATCCTGTGCAACGTCAGAATCATCTCTGGTGTACGGGAGATCTGACCTTTTATGCCCGACAACGGAATTGGTTTGTTTCCGTCGTTGTGGTCGGCTTTCACGTGGTGCAGCCCGACGACACACGCCCCGGTGTTCCGGGCCATCGAATGCAGGTAGTCGTTCAACGACTCAAGACCGCCGAACGGGTCCTCGTCATTACCGGCGAACCCCGATATCACGTTGGTGATGTTGTCTACCACGATGATGTGCGGGTAGTCGTCCCACAGTTCCAACGTGGAATTGACCACGTCCTCTATATGTTTGAGCGTAGGGCTGGGGTTGAAGTCGAACAACACCCGAGAGTCTTCTAACGTCTGCACCGCTCGTTCTTTGTTGTCGCGGTACATCTGTGCCGACTTCTCCATAGTCCACCCGTTCAGGATCGACATAGCGCGGGTCGTCTGGGTGAACTCGTCGGAGTCTGCCGACAGATACAGCGCCGGTACGCCGGACTCCAACACCTTCGTCAGGACGAACGCCGATTTGCCGATACCCGGTGCAGCACAGATCATCACGTACTGACCTTGTAGGAACCGGATGCCGTGTTTTTCCAACGACGTCCACACCGTTGGCAGCGGTACACCCGAGTCGTTCTTCTGGTAGAGGGCCTGTCTAAGTGTCAGCATCCGGTGAGATCCCTCCGCACACGTGGTGATCAGGTATGAGGTGGGACGTCCACGGTCCGGGTGCACCGCGCAGACTATCCGTAAGAGGCTCACCACAAAGCCCACATACACCCACGATGAACGTCCTAAGTGTAGGCATCCGACTCCGAAGGTTGATAGCGGTCCGGGGAGAACCCACACGTGGGGCATTCCCTAACCCACTCAAGAACCCTAGACTGCCAACCGGGCTCTTCTACCCAAACTAACGCTTTCCCGCAATGGTGCACTACCATTCACCTCCACATCCGCCAGAAGGCGCGGGTGACAACAGAATCCCGTTCCGCGTCTTGCACGCGGTGTCGATACGGAACCTGCCGAACGACGTGTACGCCGTCTGGTGCCAGAACGTCCCGTCTGGGTACTGAACGCCGTTGCACCAACCCGTCAGGTTGGAGGACGACACACCTACACCCTCGTTGGTCCCACCACCGGGACACCAGCCCCGGACGTAATCGGGGTGGTACGGATCGTGGTACGGGTCAGCGGCAGACGGTACGGCCAAACCCATTGACAATAGGGCGATTACAGCCGTGAGTAGCGCTTTCATTTCCAATCCCTCCATGCTATGTACGCGATCACAAAGCCAAAGGCGGCAATGAAGATTCCACTACCAACCAAGACCGCGAACTTTCCCCAGGCCTCTATCTGCTCAGGTGTCACATCTGCCTCCTCGGGTCGTATGTCAAGCACTAAGCCTGACTGTATTGGCATGAATACGAAACATCGCAGAACCGGCACTTCGACGGCTCCGGGTCTGGCGGGAAGTTCCCGGCGTTGATGTTGTCTTGTAGCTCTACGAACCTGTCCCGCACCGTCTCTCGGGTCCAGTCGGTGAGATCGTATGGCTTCGTGGGCTTTCCGGTCCGACCCATCCAGTAGTCCCCTGTCGGCGCGTATGCGCCGTGGGTCACTTCCATCGCAACCTTGTAGACCCCGAGTTGGAAGTCATCACCGGGCTTGTTACCCGTCTTGTTGTCCCGGACGTAGATCTCATCGCCGCATATGTTGGACATGATCAAGTCGATGAACCCACGGATCTCGACACCGTCCAGGTCGATGTCGAACCCAAGCTCGATACCCGGCGTTCCGTCCGGGGCGATCCATACAACCTCGCCCTGGTGCTTCCCGTACCAGTCCAACATTCGGCCACACTGCTGTAGTCCGAGGTCGTACCGTCGATTGATGTCGGCTTCGCCGTTGTACGGCCCCGACCAGAACCACCACTCCAAGTTCGGGGTTACGTCACAGTACGTATTGACGTGGTTGTCATACGACTCGGTGTAGACCTGTTGCATCTCTTCCAGGGTCATCGTCCGACCGGATCGCTCCCACGCCTCCCCCGCTTCGTGTACCGCCGACCCCTGCGGTAGCCACGCTGCCGGTCGCTGCCACGCCTTCTCAACGCGAGAGAGGTACCACGAGTATGGGCACCGCTCGTACTGCTTGTACTGGGAGACACTGAGTTTCATCCGGCCTCCTTGTGTTGCTGTAGGTAGGCGATAACCTGGTCGGCGATAGCTTCTGGCGGCTCGGTCATATGAGTAGTGAAAAACGTGTCCACATCGGCGAACATCACATGACGCATGGCCCGATCGAAACCGACAAATAGCAGTTCACCCTTTTTAGAGAACTCCAGTGCCGATTGACCGCCTACGCGCCGCACCGCCCACCCGTTTTCTTTGGCTGCTTGTTCTATACGCTCACGCCCGGTCACTACGGCACCGCCAGTCTGTATATCGTCATCACCGCTGCGCCACCCGCCATAGCCCTGTTCGGGTAAACCTCTGGCCCTGAGTGAATCTCGTACTGGTACTTGTCCAACAGCTCAGCAACCGGACGGTACAGGTCGTCCGTTTCCGGTAACTCCACACTGCGATTAACCAGCAGTATGTGCAAGCCGCGCCACACACCTGTTCGTGCCACCAACCACGGAAGAGAGGCGATCGTAAGAGCGGGAATCTGGGGTAGGGTGGTGTGCAGCACTGGGGTGCCTTCTTTCTACGGGTCCTGTGGCGGGAATTGCCATATGTTCTTTCCTTCGTATTCAGTTGGATTTGTGTACTCGTTAACACGGATCAGCAGATTCCCGTCGCGCGGTTCCCTTGGACGGTAGGCAAACCCGCCCGGTTTCGACACTCCCGGTTCAGAGGGGATGTTAGGGTCGTATTCAACGACCCAGTTGTTGCTCCGTAGTTTGTTGTAGAAGCCCCGAAGGCGGTTGATTCGCTTGACGGCCCACCTGTCGGTAGTACCCGTCATCATGAACTCGGCATGGTCCCTCAGGGAAGCCATTGGGGCTGCCTTGCTGAACGGGCCAGTACTACCAGGCTCGTATGGCATAGCCTGGATCACACGTTGGCGTAGGCTTAACTCGCCGCCGTATTTTCTCCAGATGTACGACACCGCCTGCCGGGTTACGCCGTGGAACTCCGCGATCTCAGACTGGTTCCATCCTTGATTCTTGAGCTGCCGGATAGTGTCTATATCTAATCCGGCGTTGTACAGCTCCCTTTCGTACTTCTCAATCAAATGGGGTGCAAAAGCTTTGTCCACCTGCTCCTCCTACCTGGTTGCCTGTCAAATGATTCAAGGCTACCTGTCAAGTCAATGCATAGCAAGGCTGGCCCCTTTCGTCGGGCTGTGACATATCAGGAGTCCCCGTCCTGTGACACAGATTACAACAAGTGTTCACAAAGATTTGGCGCGTATGTCACTCGTTACCGGATCGTTATCTAACACACCTCGGTTCGCCAAAGACACCTTTGACCAGTACGTATGTCCGGGTTCTTATAGATTCATCAACTAGATAGAGTAGTTGTGCCCTATCTAGAAAGTGAGAAGTGTTGTAAGATGCCCGATTCGCTCCTGAACCTGTGTCAACAACGTTTGCAAGAAGTACCGGTTGTTGACGGCGATCGGTGATTGGTCCCCGTCCAAGTCTTCTAGATCGTCGTAAATCCGCGTCTCCAATTTGATAGCTTCGGGGAGCATCAAGTCTTCGTATTCCACGGGGGTCGTAATAGACATATCAAACCTCTTTGTTTGATTCGGGCTACTCTTCGTCCACGGGTTTAATGTTCCAAATCTCGGTGAGCCCACCGGGTGAGCCCTTACCTATCTCCAAACCTTGTTCCAACGCCGCCGACAGCTGCCCACCACCGATACCTAATACCCGCATGTACTCCTTATGGGCGAGTTCGTGGGCTAGCCGCTGGCCTTCCGCGCTGCTTACATCTTCTGCGACAATCGTCCCGTCAGCTTTCTTCACGGTGCATACGTCAACGTTCCAGCGATCCAACCACTCGATACGGACGTACTCTGTGCCGAAGAACCCGATTCGTTCCGTAACTCGGTGTGGTTCAGATTTCTTCATGCGGCGTAACCCCTTTGGGCCCCGTCAATAACGATTCCACTCGGGACAACCTGTCCCGCAGTTCGGAAACTTCGTTGTCTGTACGCTCGTTCTTGCTGTCCTGCTTGGCAACAAAAGCATCCAGCTTCTCTCGGGATGCGTACCGGAGGTCCGCGCGACGTTCCCACTGAACCAACGTCTTAATGACACCCACAGCCACATCGAACCGCAGCCGATCGGCCTCGTCCAGCTTGTCGTAGTCGGTGTTTTCCACAGCCATCAGAGCTTTGCGAGTCTGCCTACGGCCCTTGCGTTGGTGGTCTTGAGCGAGCCTGATGTGCGACTGGGGCTCGATGACCTGATACCCAACGTTGCGAACTGCCACAAGAGACTTCTGGTGCTCTCGTTGGATGCCCGACTTGGCTTGGTTCACAACGCCCTGTGTCATCGCACGGTCAAGTCCAAGCGCCGCCTCTAGAAAGTCGTACGGGACGACCTGGCCCGGTTCTACGTCTGCGAACAGGTCCACCACTGTTTGTCTTCGGGATTTGTCTGACATCGACTCAAACATCAAACCTCCTTGATAGTGGCTTCGAATGTGCCGAACCGTGGACGCCAGTCCCCCAACCCGATGTACTGACCCGCCTTCTCTCCGAAGGACAGTAGGGACTCAAAGTCCAAAATCTCAGGGTCGAACATCCCTTCGGCCACCGTTGCCCACTGACGGAACACAGGACGCGTGCGGATGATCCGTGCTCGCTGCACCTTCACCGATGCGTTGTGGACATGGGCGGCATTACCCTTGTCCCACAAACCTTCCAAGTCCCGTGGTCCATCGTAAGCGATGGGGTTGACGTCGCTCGTAATCCGTAGACCACGTTCGATGTCCTTGCCGTTCTTGGTCATACGGGCTGCATGTAGTAAGCACTGCTCGATGTTCAGACCCGGCATGTAAGGCCCGATCGTCTCATCAAAGTACAGGCTGCCCAAGAACTCCAGACGGCGCTTCTCCCAACGGTCATCTTCGGTCTGCTTCGTCTTCTTGGCTGTAATCTTCTTGATCGCCTTGACGATTGGATCGAACTCGTCCGACAGACGTGAGTTGTGCATCAACAACGGGTTGACGCCACGGATCTCAATTGTGAACTGCTTCATGTCTTCTCCTTTAGTTGTAACCCTTGACCAGCCAAACCTCGCCGTGCCCAAACTAGACGCGTCGAATCTTGCCGTGCGACCCGTGGACTCGAACCACGGTGTATTCCGTTGTCGCTATTTGTGTAACCCACGCCCAGCCCCGCCTCGGCGGGCCGTGCCAGACCAAACCTCGTCTGCGTACGGTTCCGGGAATCGAACCCGGACGAAAACCGTTACCGCTGTGTATATCCCACGCCAAACCTCGTCACGCCATGCGACGCCGCGCCCTACCTAACCTCGTCGTGCTTAGTCATTCTCGACCTCCGCTTGGTACAGCATGTGGTGGTCTTCATCGTTGGGTGTTGGCCCTTCAGGGTGGGTTCTCACCCACTCGCTCACGGCATCCTCTCCGTGCAGTACTTCAAAGTCGCTGACTATGTGGAAACCCCTCTTCTTCGTCAGGTACCACCGCGCGTCTTCTTCATGACGCGCTTCTACGACTTCAATACCGTTTTCTCGTACTACTTCTCGGGATACCGAGATCATCACGCTTTCACGTCGTTTGTTAGTCATCTCTCCACCACTTGTTCTTCCTGTGCCAATGATGATGGTCATCGTCGTCCTCGTCTTCTTCGGTCTGAACCGGTACCGGGACGTATGTCGTTGGGGCCGTGGGCGTCACCACCGGGTGAGGGTCTGCATCGCCCTTATCGCAATTGGGTAGCTCACCCCGAGACACGTGGTACGCGTTGTCGTTGTCTATACCGCCGTGTCTTTCAACGTGTGCAGTACCCCGGTGTTCACACGTCAGGGGTGTAGCGTGCGCCGCTATAGGTGAGGCGAACGGGGCTAGAACCAGACCCAAACCTATTGCGGTGTGGGTTAGAAGACGCATCAAGCCTCCAAATACGCTGTGATAGTGAGGATTACCGGGAAGATCAGGCACAGGTACACGATGAACGTCACAGCCGTAGCTCCAAGACTGCATCCCCAACAACGCAACCGTCCTTGGTAAGACCCCAAAACTTGTAATAGCCGGGAACTTCAAAGTCAGCCGATACGATTAACTGGTTGTCCGACGCATAATTGATAACAATGCTTTCGGCTTGACCCCAATCACTCGGGTGTCTCACCGTATGCCGGTGATTGTCATTGTCCGACACGTCACGAATCTGTAGTATTAGCTCACTCATTCGAATATCCTTTCCAACGTCGCGTATCCTGCGAATCCCATTGTCGGACAGACTAACCACCACGTAGTTTCGTTCTCGTCGTGGTGTTTGATGTCCATCCGATACGAGTTGTCTGCCGCGTGAGCGGCAACCAAACCTTCACCCTCGTCCCAATTGGACGGGTAGACAGTGGAATACCGGTGGTTGTGCGGGTCCGACAGGTCGGCGATCTGTAGGACGTAGTACGCGGTCATATCTACTCCTTATGTAGTTGTCAAATCTCTCTTTTGGTGCCCCCGGCGCTACACACGATCCATGTCGTTGTGCGTGAACAGTTCGTTCCTCTTTGCGATAACGGCCTTCTCTGCTTCTGCTAAATCCGAGAAGGTCCCGACACTGATGGTCTTGCACCTATGTGTGACTTGGGCTCGATACTTTTTCCGTTGTACATCCCAACGAACACCGCGTACACCCGTAGATGAGTTGCGTTGTGGTAGTCGGTGTTCCATGTTCTGTTTAGGTGATGCCAGACGTAAGTGCTTGGGGTTCACACACAGCTTCACCATGCATATGTGGTCTACGTGGTACCCGTCGGGTATCGGTCCGTGGCTAATCGTGTACGAAACCCTGTGAGCTGAGATCTTTTTACGGTCAAGCTGTATTTGTCCGTACCCACTACTGTTCGTGTAACCCGACCACAACCAGCATTCGTCCTTACCGCGCTGGTTGACATTGACTTCATACCTATTCAGAAACTCGTCCGGGTACATGTATTACCTCAAATCAGTGAGAAGTTTGGACCCCTGGGCGCAAAACGATTGCGCCACTTAGCAAGTGCTAAGCAACCATTCAGGGGTATTTGCCCGCCGTGCTACACACAGCGACTCCGGGAGTTCATACGCCTCCGGGGGAGCGTGTAACCGTTGGGGGCGGAGAGACGGTCGTAGACCGCTCTCGATGCCCTTAAGAGCAGACCGTAGGTCTGTCTCGCGGGCGGTTTGTGGTGGTTAGGCTTGTGCCTCAAGCCTTTTAGCGGGGCTCATTCGGTCACCTCGATGGTTCCGTTTCCGCACCAAGGGCATAAGAGATAGTTACGGCGCGTGTGCATGTTGTTGTGGATTACCCGCCAGTTCTCCGAGCGCCGATCAACCTCGCGCATTATTTCGTCCAGGCTTCTCATTCGGTCACCGTCCAGCCAGACACAAAACGGGACTTAATGTGAGCGTCAGGCTGCCTTGCTATCGGGAATGCCTCTGCCTCCTCGCGGGTCTCAGCCTCGGCCTCGCATGTCCAAGGGCCGTGCTCCCCGAAATGGTCGCAGTCTTTTCCTGGCGACAGTCTGCAATCACCGGCAACCGACCAAACCCGCGTGAGTCCTCCGAGGGCTTTATCCACCTCGGCGGCAACGGCCCTCAAGTCCACACGCCCGTCAATGCGGGCAACCCGCTGCCGGTCAATGACGAATTCCCCTACACCAACGAATGATTTAGCAATCGCGTCCGAAAGTGCCTCTAGAATCAGCTTCTGTGCGTCCGAAGGTTCGTCACTCATAGTCCTAGTTCCTCACTTGAGTAGACCCGTTTAGCGGTCTCACAGGGCCACTCACTGCCGCATGAGCATTGGATGTACACGGTCGGGTCCTCGGGGTCGATGTGCCACCAAACTGCCGCTACCACCCGCTTGTGTAGTTCCTGTACCGTCTTAGCCATCTCGCGGGCGCCACACTCTGCCGCGTACCCGAGTGACACACCCGCCAATCCATCACCAATGCGCGCAATGGCTTTCGCCCTCGCTTCGATTGCAGGGTCAGTCATCGGTCGTCTCACCTCCCGAGAAGATTTCCCAGAGCAGCCATTCCGGCGACAACTCTTCGTATGGGTTGTCACTCATACCTTCACCCCTAATCCCGTGTAACCGGGTGTCTGCGTTCGTATCTCGTCAAACCTCTAGTGGCGACAGCCACGGCTACAACACCGAATACACCGGCAACCACGAGGTGTATCAACATGCTCATGTCTAATTCGTATGCCTAATACGGCCCACGACAACATCTCCCGGCTGTAACGGGCTGGACCACGGTAGTAGACCAGGCGATCCCGGAGGGGCGAAGGAATTGTCTGAGTAGACGTGGTACTTGCCCGACCGTTTTAAAACCGTGTATCCGCACCAGAACTCGGGTCTGACCACTTGTCTGTCCAACCACATCGCTTGTCCAGCGGTTTCTATTGCCTCATCCAGGGTGGTATGCATCGTCATCTCTTTCGTTTATTGGTACGTCAGGCCTTTATCGGACCCGCACGAACGAACTACCTCGTGACACGTACACCCGCCCGTCGATGTACGCGGTTCGAACTCCGTTGGTGGACACCCTTGTCTCCCTACAGTTGGTCGTATGTCAAGTCCATGGGTAAATAAAAAGCTAGTCGTCGTACATAGAACGCTCCGCCTCACGGCATATATCACGGTCACGGTTCTTGGCATCTTGCTCGCAGTCTTCCAACCACTTGCCCACTGCGTATGCCAGACTTTCGCCGATCTCGACTCGGTCCTCTTGGATAGCCGCTTGGATAGACTCGTAATCGCTCCGATAGGGGGAGACCGTTCGCCACACATGGTCGGACTCTTTGTTGAGTGCGTCGAACTCGTCTAGGAACTCACGGGCGATGTACTTACCGTGAACCTCTTCGACCGGTCCACCTGGTGCGTCGGTAAAGATGGTTTGGCCCATTTTTCTACGATCTTCCATCGTGTAATCAGGACGTGCGGAACGAAACGCAGCTAGTGACATTTTGTTTAGTCCTTATCGGTAGTAGTCCAAATCTTCTAGTGCCACGTTTGGAGTCGAACCAAACCCTTACAGTGATATCGAAGGGGCGAACCTGCCGTGGCTGCCCTTGCGGGCTGTAGTTTTGTCTCTTAGGTCTGAGACCCAGACCAGCCGTATGGTGGCCAACCTTTAGCACGCCGTTTCATCACAAGCTCTCGCTACTCGCTTGTGAACACCAGGTCATCGCGATCTACTAACCACGCTCGCTGGCGATCTCTCATGCTGTCTGTATGTAGTGCTGCGTGCGCTTGGCGTCGCCTGTAGCAGCGTCCGATTCTCACCGGGTTGTTGTGGACCATGCCGTCTGCGGACGGTTGCGACATCCCTTTCGGGGGCCGGTCCTTTGCTATTCAGTTGTGTTTGTAAACTATCAGATTGTGGGCCGTATGTCAAGCCGTGTTGCTTGGCTCTATGTGCTCGCTCACCCGCTGGCGTATGGGTTTACTTGACTCGCCAACACCACATAAGTGGTTTTGGCTCTTGGCGTCGGGGAACTGCGTTCCCCTAGCTCTGCCCCGCTCTTAAGTTGTATCTGTACTCTAACCCATTGCCGGTCGTATGTCAAGTCCTCCACACAAAGAAAACCCCCGCTGGCGCTTGCACCGGAGGTGCTGCGCTTGGTAGCGCGTATCTCCGATACGAGCGTGTAGCGGGGGTCTTTGGTGGGTACTGCCGGTTATCGATGCATCTCCGACCACGGTGTGACGAGTACGCCACCCTCATCGTATTGCCCCGCTGGTACACCCCACGGGTTATCCGGGCCACAGATGCGGTTGCCCATGTCGACGCAGTACCAGCCAGACTCGTCCTCGTCTACTACCCCGTCGTTGTTGTCGTCACCGGGTATTGATACGGAGGCGGTTGTATCCGCGTGTGCTGTTGCTTCTACCGCAGTGGGCAGTCCTACCCAGAACGCACCAACGGTGAGTGTAGCGAGGGCCAGTTGCTTCCATGTGTTTGACATACGACCACTCTACTACACACAGGCCGTATGTCAAGTGGTGCGTGCATACGAATGTGGACACCACGCACACACGCATGCACACGGTGGGTAGGAGTGGGGAGGGCGCGAGGGACGGGGTGTGGCGCGCCCTCGGGGCGACGCGGCGGTGAGCGTCGGCGGTACCCCAGGGGGGACCACCCCTCCCCCGGCCCCCAGGATCGGGCGGTAATGCGGAGGAGCCATCGTGTACGGGTTTAGAAGTCGAACACCCATTCGGGTGGTATGTAAACCCCAGGAATACGGTAACAACTTGATAACAGTATTGGTTATCACCCGAAAACCGGGTAACTAGACTCGTATTTAACCTATGAGAGGGTAAGAGAAGAAAAATCTTCTCTTTATATAGGACGAGCGAAGCGAGTCCCTCGCTTCTTCGTCGGTTCGGCCTTCGGCCTCACGGTATACCAACGTAATGTAGTTACTTAACGTAACGGAATTACGGTTGGTGGGCCGTGACCGGCCCCCTCGGGCCGGGTCGCGGACCCGGAGTCCGAAGGACGCATGAGATGCGTCCGAGGTCAGTACCGACCTCGGATGTACGGAGTACATCCTCGGTACCGTACCCCCGGTAATCCTTCCTCGCCTTCGGCTCGGAAGTCTTACCGCCCCCAAAACTTGACATACGGCCCGAAAGTGGGAGGAGGTCACCGTGGAATGTGTGTATCTAGATGATTCGTATCAACCTTGTGGTGCACCTGCGACCGTATACAGGCGCACTTACCTCTGTGATGAGCACATCGAGTGGAACAGGCAGTTCCAGTACCGATTGGCTAGGTCGGCTGCCTTGCAGTCGGTAAATTACCACGACCTGGACGAGTTTCCGGGTCTGTGTTACATAGTGCTAATGCCCGACGCGACAGTCAAAATCGGATACTCGAACACCGAAGAGACGTTAGACCGTCGACTCAAGGAGCTCGGCAGCTCTAAGTCCCCAGTGGTGAAGCTAGCGGTGATAAAAGGCGGGTTCGTAGCTGAAGCCGTGTTACACGAGAAGTTCAGTGACAGCCGGATACCAGGGAAGGGTGAGCGCTTCACGTACTCACCCGAAATGGCTGAGTACATCGCAAGCCTCGTATGAGTGGCTCGTGGTCAGGTTCGTATCGAAACCTTCAGCTGCCACCCAACTGGGGTGAGATCAGACGTCGAATCCTCGACAGAGACAACCACCTCTGTCAGATCGAGTCCTTCGGCTGCTTAAGGGCAGCCTCGGACGTCGACCACATCGTTCGTGGTGACGATCACTCGGACGAGAACCTTCGGGCTGCATGCGGTAAGTGCCACGCCCGCAAGTCGAGTGCGGAAGGTAACGACCGCAGGCGACAACTCAGAGCCCTACGCAAGCGTCCCCCCGAACGCCACCCAGGGCGACGCTGAAGGCCAGGAGCCTTCTCTAGCCCAGGAGGCTCATCATCGGTACCAGAGGTCCAATCCCGAAACGAGAAGATCAGCGAGTTCGTCGGAACGAGCAGGAGATCCCTACCGAGAAGGTGGTAGCGCTCGGCAAGGTACCTGTTCCCGATCTAGGTCTTGAGAACCCGCACCCGTTCGTAGTCGAGTTCTACGAGTCGATTAGACAGTCGGCTCAATCGAACTACTACGAGCCCTCGGATTGGCAGTTCGCTCGGCTGACGATGTACGCGCTGAACGAAGAACTCAACGCTGTGTACCAATCGGGTGACAACAAAGGCAAGAAGAAGCCGCTTGGCGTGATGAAACTCCAAGTGCTGAACCAGATGATGTCCACCCTTCTTCTCACCGAAGGTGACCGCCGTCGCGTTCGGATGGAGATCGAACGGAACCCAGGGCCTACCGCTGAAGGCGGGAAGGTTCTGACGATGGCCGACCACTTCAAACAAGCGCTCGGCGCAACGAACACCTGATCCACCGGGGGAGCGTCAGTCTCGGCCTCCTCTCGCCGCGAGCGTGCTACCCGCTCCGCTCCCCCGGAACAACTTTCAAGGAGATCCATGTCCGATATCGGGCTACGGCCAGAAGGCAGCACGCTAGTCCTTTGGAAGGGCAGGGATTTCGCCTGGAATTTCGAGCTGGTGGACGAGAACAAGCAACCGGTCGACTATCCAGCCGGTCAAATGTACTTCGAACTCCAGACCGGAGGCGAACACAACGCCGTCCAGAAGGTCACCGTAACCGGGGCCAACGGCGGTACGTACAAACTCGGTTTCGGCGGTCAGTGGACCGCCCCTATCGACTACAACGACGTCGTAGAGAACCCCCAGAACCTCTCTGGCGACATCACCGACGCCCTGGAGGCCCTTCCTACCCTGGGGGCTGGAAACGTCTTTGTACAGCCTTCCAGCCTGTACCCCACGTGGGAACTAGATCTAGACCTAAAAGCAGGCCACGTCCTGACCGAACAGCTCGTAAACACCGTGAACGCCACGCTTAACGGGTTCTTCGGGACGTTCGAGGACCTGTTGGGCGTCGACATCGACGTCACGATCCACGACAACCTGTCGATGGTTGCGAAAATCACCTCCACCAAGTCGTTCGACGAGGTCGGGTTGATCACGTTCGCCACCGACATCACCTCGACGATGATCGTCAACCTCTTCAACTCGGTGTCTTCCCTCATCGGCGTGTTCGACATCGCTCATCTGGACTTCTACTGGACGCACACGTACCAAGTGATGTTCATCGGTGCCCTCGGAAACGACGTACAACCCGCTTTAGACGTCGATGACTCGGATCTCGAAGGCATCAACGGCTACGAGAGCGTCAAGGTCGACATCATCAAGCCCGGAAAGCACCCGTTAACGATCTGGAATTTCGAGCTTGAAGGCTCGATGGCCCACATCAAGGTCGAATCGGAAGAGACCGACAAGATCGCGGACCGTTGCTTGTGGCAGCTGGTCTTTCTGCCTGACGGTGAGCCTGCTGGCGGTGAAGGTATTGACGCCGGAAGGGTTTCACGAGTCGGATGATCATAGAATCAGTTCTAGGCGACATCGGTGATCGCATCCTGTCTACTCCCGGACAACCGGGAGCCCAGGGACCCAAGGGCGACAAAGGCGATACCGGATTACAAGGCATACCCGGCGAGACCGGAATCCAGGGACCCGTTGGCCCCAAGGGAGATAAAGGCGATACCGGACCCCAGGGTCCAACTGGAGCGACCGGACCAGCTGGGGCAGACGGCACCGGCATAGAGCTTTCGGGCTCGGTGGCCACGTACGAGGACTTACCGGGGTCCGCTTCTATCGGTGAGACGTACTTAGTCATCGCGGATGGCCTCCTGTACTTCTGGAACGGATCTGGCTGGCCCGCAGACGGTGACGGAATCCCCTTCCAAGGCCCGGTCGGTCCGACCGGACCACAAGGCCCCCAGGGCGAAACTGGCCCCACGGGAGCCAAGGGTGATACGGGAGAGACTGGCCCCAAGGGGGACAAGGGTGACCCCGGAGACACCGGACCCCAGGGTCCCAAGGGTGATACCGGAGACCAGGGTCCCCAGGGTGTCAAGGGCGATACAGGTGATACCGGACCCACTGGGCCTAAAGGAGATACCGGTGAAACGGGACCCCAGGGACCACCTGGAGAGGTTACCACAGAAGATCTCGAATCAGCGGTATCTGACGCCATCGCCGCGCTGGTTGATGGCTCCCCCGGCGCACTAGACACTCTGAACGAGCTTGCGGCGGCACTTGGCGACGACCCGAACTTTGCGACGACGGTATCGACCAACATCGGGCTGAAAGCCGATAAGACCACCACGGTTTCAGCCGGAACAGGTCTTACCGGTGGCGGTGACCTGTCTGCCAACCGCACACTGTCTGTCGACTTCGGTACCGGCGCGGGCAAGGTAACCCAAGGGAACGACTCGCGTCTATCGGACGCTCGTACCCCCACAGCGCATACGCACAACGCGTCGGACATCAACGCCGGGACGCTCGCTATCGCGCGCATACCCACCGGCACAACGAGTTCGACGGTCTGTGTAGGAAACGATTCGCGGTTGTCTGACACCCGGACACCGACCGATGGGTCCGTAACCACGGCCAAGATCGCCAGCGGCGCGGTCACCACGACCGAGATCGCTGACGGCACGATCACCAACACCGACATAAACAACTCGGCGGCTATCGCTATGTCCAAGTTGGGAACCGGGAAGGTCGTCGGCTCCAACAACGGTACGGCCACATCACTAACCGTCTGGGTAGGAACGGCAGCCCAGTACACGGCTATCGGCTCGAAAGACGCGAACACCTTGTATTTCACAACGTAGGAGGCCCGGTGGCGGTTTATCTCGGATCAACCGCCCTGGCCGGTCTTCACCTTGGTACTACAGACGTTCAGAAGGTGTACCTGGGCACGACCGAGATATGGTCAGCCGCCTCACCTGTCCAGCTGATAAACGCAGCGGCTAACGCCAACACATCTGTAGCTATACCTGCACACCAAGTCGGAGACTTGTTGGTGGTGTGTTCGATCAATATGTACACGACCACCGCCCCAACCAAGCCGTCCGCGTCGGGCACCGTACCTAACTGGAACTACATAGACAACGGCAACAGCGCCAGCGGTTCTGGCGTGGCAACTGCGTGGTTCAAAGCCACCGCGACGAACACCACCTCGGGTACATGGGGCAGCGCCAGCCATATGCTCGTGGCCGTCCTCCGTGGCCAGAACGCCACAAGCCCTATAGGTGGGCATGCTTCCGTGGGTGGTACAGGTGCTGCATCGACATCACCGTCCGTATCGATGACACACTCTGACGGCTCGTCGGTACTGCTCTATTTCCACTCGCACACCAACTTGCAGTCTACGGCGTGGGATGCAGCCCCTTCGGGGTTCACACGCCAGGCGTCGGCAGCATCGGGATTCCAACCGGGCTCGCTACTCAATACGAAGAACGACACAACCTCTGATGGCTCAGTGTCACAAACCGGTGGGCAGTCGGGTTGGGGATTCGCCTCTGCCGTTGTCGAAGTTATCAACTGACTAAGGAACTACCGCATGGGCGTTATCGGCGAACCACACAATTACCGGGAACGTCTACTCTCCATCCCCGGGGCACCGGGCATCACCGGACCAGCCGGACCCGCAGGGCCACTTGGCCCCAAAGGAGATACCGGACCGGCTGGACCCACGGGGCCAACTGGCCCGGCTGGACCCAAGGGTGACGGACTCACACTAGACGGCACCGCAGACGATTTCGAATCACTTCCTACTGCCAGCTCCCACACGAACGAGATGTGGGGCGTCACCGACACCGGGCAGTTCTACGTGTCCAACGGGACCACCTGGTTTGAGGTTGAAGTCAAAGGACCCCAAGGCGATGTCGGACCCGCTGGACCCAAGGGGGACAAGGGAGATACCGGGCTCACGGGACCTGCGGGACCAACAGGACCCGCTGGAGCGAGTGCCTGGGAGGACATTACAGACAAGCCTGCCGTCGTCGTAGGGGCTAACAACAGCGGCGCGGTATCACTCACGCTGTGGGCTGGTACCGAGGCCGAGTACGCAGCCATCGAAACGAAAGACCCTCTGACGGTTTACGTAAGGACACCGTAGTGGCGGGTATCTCTGTTGGAGCATCGGACATTTCCAAGCTCGCCGCAGGGGAGACCGAAGCCACCAAGGTAAGCCTCGGTCCTATAGACGTATGGACCGCGTTCACCCCCATAATCGAAAACAACGTCGCCAGAACCAACTACCCGGTCCCCTACGGGGCAACGGGCGCTTGGGTGACTCTCCAAGCCGCTGGCGGTGCGGGTGGCGAAGGCGCTACGGGTCTTTGGACCGCCAATTCAGGAGGCGGTGGTGGAGGCCGCATAGAGCGGACCTGGGTACCTGTCTCCGAGATGGGCGCGACCTACAGCGTCGTCCAAGGTAAAGGCGGCAAGGGAGACGGAGGCGACTCCGTATTCTCCAGCGGTGGAGTGAATCTGACCGCCAAAGGCGGTAAGAAAGGCTCCTCGGGAGCGACCACAGTCGGTTCCAGCCCGTTCACGATACCCGGTGGAGCAGGCGGCACGTACTCAGTTACCGGTATGTCCGGCGTGCGCGTGTACCCCGGCTCCCCTGGTGGCGATGCTACTAACACAGTAACTAACCCTGGTGCCACTAACGCCAATAACGCGGGCGCTGGAGGCGGCGCGGGAGGCCCGTATAGCTCGGACACGGGCCAAACTCCCGGTGGCGCAGGTGGAAGTTCCACCACCGTCACGGGCGGTGCAGGCGGCACAGACTCCGTAAAGCCTGGCGTCAAACCCGACAACGCCACCATCCCCAACGGCGGCGCTGGAGGCGGCGGCGGCGCAGGCGCTTGGTTCGCAGCTGGCGGAACCGGTGGCGATGGAGGTCGCTTCGGCGGCGGCGGTGGTGGAGCAGGGTGTGGAAACACCGTGGCGACAGCCGGTAAAGGCGGCGACGGCTTCACTCGCATCGAGTGGACCGCCGAAAGCATCGAGTATCGACGGGTATTCGTCGCAGTAACCGAGGTCAACCAGACTTCCATCAAGGTTCAGGTCAACGGGCTTCCCCCCGACGCCGGAACTGTTACCGGATACAACTTCTACAAGAACGGCGTCAAGGTCACGTCGTCGCCCCAGTCCTCCCCCGAGTACACATTCGGCGGGCTGGACCCGAACTCGACGTACACACTCACCGCTACAGCGGTTTCTAGCGGCTCAGAATCATCTCCGTATGACCCAGCTGTCGTAAGAACACTCGCTGACGGCGCGTTGTCGTTGGAGGATCGTACAGCGATCGACAACATCGTGGCGCAGTGCATGGCTGAAGACGGCCAGCCCGGCGTGATGATCTCGATTACCGGACCCAAAGGCAGCTACACCAAAGCGTACGGGGTGTCCCCGGCGTCACCGGGCATCACTTCGTATCCGTTGTCGCTCAACCACCACTTCCGTATCGGCAGCTTGACCAAATCGTTTACCGGCACAGCGATCCTGATGCAGGTAGACAAAGGCATCTTGTCTCTGGACGACACTCTGGAGAAGTGGATACCGGGCCTGCCTGACGGCAAGAACATCAAGATCCGCCACCTACTCGGTATGCGCGACGGGTTGTTCGAGTTCCAGGCCGGAAACATCGGGTTGTTCCCGTATGGCGTGTTCATGCTGTTGTTCCCGACCTTCCCGGTCACGGTGGACACCCAGATGAACATCATCAAAGGCCACGCGGTTACTTGGCCCGCTGGAACGAACTTCGCGTACCACAACTCGGGAATGATCGTGTTAGGTCAGATCCTAGAAGCCGCCACCGGTCGACGGTGTAGAGACATCTTCAAGGAAGATATCTGGATTCCGTTAGGGCTGACCGAGACGTCTTGGCCAGACAGCCCGAACATGCCGGAACCCTACAGTCGTGGACTTGGTCCGGGAATCTTCGGCTTACAAGACTGGACGGTAGTCAACCCCGAGTATGTCGGGTCCGCAGGCGCTTTGGTGTCGACCATCGACAACATACAGCGCTGGGGTCAGGCTATGCGTGACGGATGGGGCATAAGCCCCGAGATGCACGCGTTCCGCGAGAACATCGCCGTGTACTCGTCGGACGTATGGCCGTACGAAGGTCCGTCTTACTACGGTTACGGCCCTGCGTATTTCAACATCGCTAACTGGTTCGGTCACGCCGGATCTGTGTCGGGGTACAACTGCACGTGCTACTACGAGCCGGTATCCGGCGCGGTGTTCGCAGGTATGGAGAACGTCCAATCAAACGGCGTGGCTATCGAATCGAAGATCCAGATCCGCATCTGTGAGTACCTGTACCCAGGTACCACGACCGTGGAACAACCCTTCGATCCGGCTCTGAGACACCACGAATAACTGAATACGCCCCTTCGGGGGCACTGTCGACGTAGCTCAATTGGTAGAGCAGTGGTCTCCAAAGCCACCGGTTGCAGGTTCGAGTCCTGCCGTCTTCGCTATGCGGGCGGTCCCCTATCAGAGGGGAGCCCCCGCGCCAACCCCAAGGGAACGTACTAGTCCGCAAGCCTCTGGCTTGCCAGCCGGTCGGGTGTGGGTGGACTTTGCGACAGCGCGCCCACACCCCCTTCGGGGATACCACGAGAGGAAAACATGAATTACCTTATGTCGCTGTTCGTTACAGCAGTATTCGACTACATCAAGAAGCACCCCGAGTTGGTCGAAGACTTCGCCAAGAAGGTCTCCGGGTACGTCATCGCGGAAATCCCTTCGGCGGTCGACAAGATTACCGACCTGATTCCCGGCCAGCTGGACGACAAGATCTTCGACACCCTGGCAGCCCGATTCGCCAAAGCCCTTCAGAAGGCCATCCCCGGATTCGATCTGATTTTCAAGTTCCTTAAGTAGGAGTCACATGGCACGCCGCACGGTCTACGGGTACGACTACAGCTCTAACGGCTGGCCGATGGTTGACCAAGGTTCGTGTGAATGGGTGAACATTCCCGGCACCAGCTGCACCTTGCAAATACAGAGCGGGCAACCGCTAGCGATACTTCGTGCCTTCGCAGCCGACCTGAACGCTTACGTCGAGCCCATGCGCGACGCTGACTCGGCGTCCTGGACTCCCACCAACTCAGTAAGTACTTCCAACCACTTGAGTGGAACCGCGTTCGACTACAACTGGGAATCACACCCCTTCCAGGTCCCGAACGCGGGTTGGAACACCGCTCAACTGGCCACTATCAAAGAGATCCAGGACTTCTACGAAGGCACCGTCTTCTTTGGCAATGACTGGTCAAGCCCCAAAGATTCGATGCACTTCCAGCTAGCGAGCCTGGCTAACGGTGGGAACATCAACACCTACCAGAACCCGCACACCGCAGACTTCATCGCCAGAAAGATTCGAGCAGATGGCTTTTCTACTTTCCGGCGTGGATCTCAGAGTGCTACTCCGAGTGCTGTCAACGTCCTTGCAGCGGCCACTGGTCTCAACGTTGGTCGGGCTACTGAAATTCTCGGCCCGGTTCGTGAAGGGTTGCAAGCGGCTTCTTGCACGAACGTAAACCGTATCGCTATGTGGCTGGCGCAGATCGGACACGAATCGGACGGCTTCAACGCCACCGAGGAGTACAAGAAGGACGGTCGCTACGCCCCGTACATCGGCAGGACGTGGATTCAGATCACCTGGGACTACAACTACCGAGCCTTCTCCCAGTGGGCATTTGATCGTGGGTTAGTACCAACGAACGACTACTTCATCGTCAACTACCGTGCGCTTGCCGACTTGCAGTGGGCGGGCATAGGCGCGGCGTGGTACTGGACTACCCAGCGCCCAATGAACGCATTGGTAGACGCCGGACAGAACGCCAGCTGGAAAGCGGGTTCCGTCACGTACACAGGATTCGAAGCGGTCACCGCTGCCATCAACGGTGGGACCAACGGCCTCCCCGACCGCCGAGAACGGTTTAGCCGCGCCCTCGTACAGGGCGACGCGCTTCTACAACTACTTTCCGCCGAAGAGGACGACATGTTTACCGATGAAGACCGCAACCTACTTCGACAGATCGCAGAGATCCGACGTAAGTCGTTGAGCCCGCTCCGGTGGCCGTACGAGAAGGAAGTCAACACATGTGCTGGCTTCGCATGGGCCGCTGACGGGAACATACACGTCGTCGCCACCGAGCGCCTGGCGGTCACCTATGGCGATCCGATGTCGATCGTCCTGTTGTACGCGGTGGCCCACACCGACGAACCAGGGCGTGAGAACGACGTCAAGCTAGCTCAGCGCATCTTGGCCAAGGTCAGCCCTGAGAACTACGCGGCTGCCGAAGACCAGGTGGAAAAGTGGCTCGCCGCCGAGGCGGCACACAATGCCGATTAGCCTGGGGGACCGTAACGAAACGGTCCGTGAGTGGAGACGGGTCATGGCCAAGCGGTTCGCGGGCTACGCCCGTACGTGTGGCGAACTACCCCAAGACACCGACGAATACGGCCCCAGAGCCCGTGCGTGGCAGTGGGAGTACGAGCGGCGTACTGGACAGCCTATCGACGGAATCGTGTCCGACGACGACCTTAGAGCCCTGGGAATCGCGGTAGTAGAGAAGCCGTGGCTATTTACCATCCACGGCACAGGCCAGCCCGACCCGCTGGGTCCGGGTATCCCCGCTGATACCGCCCGTCAGGTCCTGGACCTTTACCGGTGGCAGCCGATCGGTAACTACTCCGCGTCGGCCTTCCCGATGTGGCCTTCGATCATGCAGGCGTACAACGAGCTGGTATTCCAAATCAACTCCAAGACCGGTGACTTCGTCTTGGTTGGGTACTCCCAAGGAGCCGCAGCAGTAGCCCTAGTACTCAAGCACGAGATCATGGACCCCAATGGTTCCCTGCACCATCGCCTGAACGACCTCAAAAAGGTCGTCTTCTTCGGTAATCCGATGCGCCAGAAGGGCATCGCTCACTTTGATGAGTGGATCTACGAGGTAGCACCCCCGGAGTCACACGGCATCGTGGCGTGGGACCTGTTGGAGGGTCTGGAAGACGCACCGTTCGAGGTGCGGGACTACGCACACCGTAAAGACATGTACGCGTGCAACTTCGACAACGACAAAGACGAGTACAAGCGTGCTATCTGCAAGATCGTCTTCAAGGCGACGGACTGGTTCGACGGCCCGGATTCGATTGTGCACCAACTCATCGAGCTTGGCACACGTCCGTTACAAGAGGGGCTGGCTATGGCGCAAGCCATGATAGACGCCCTGACCTTCTTCTCGAACCTGAACCCGCACAACTACAACTGGGAACCCGCCGTGAGGTTCCTACGCGAAGGGCTCTGACACATGAACGTCGCCGTGGTAGCAGACACCAAATTTCAAGCACAGGCGCTAGCCGAGCAATTAGGTCTGGACAAACGGTTCACATTCGGGAGCCGATCAGAGCAGGCATTCACCGGTCTCATAGCCGACCGAGTCTTAATCGATTCGTACGCAGACGTTCCCGAACGATTCCTCCAAACCATCTACGCAACCGTCGCAAAGCGCGGAGGCAAGGTACGGCGGATCTCGGTACGACCCGCAATTTGACGAGGAGGTCGGAGTGACCGTAGAGCTTGCTCCGACTCCCCCACACATCACCGGACCTGTTTGGCAGAAGACGGTGGACGGCGGTTGGCACCTTCCAGAGAAGACTCTCGGGTGGGGCGTCATCAATTGGCTGTACGAGTACGTCAATTCCCCCGCAGGGGCAGGACCATTCATACCCACGCTAGAGCAGGCTCGGTTCCTTCTCTGGTGGTATGCGGTAGACGAAGCAGGGCAATACGTATACCGAGAAGGTTGCTTCCGCAGGATGAAGGGCGCGGGTAAAGACCCGCTGGTAGCCGCCTTAGCGCTCGTAGAACTATGCGGGCCAGTTGCGTTCTCCCACTTTGACGACGAGAGCAACCCGGTAGGTAAACCCAGGCACGCCGCGTGGATCACGGTCGCAGCTGTCAGCCAAGACCAGACGAAGAACACCTTTTCGCTGTTCCCCGTAATGGCCTCGAACAGATTGAGAAAGACCTACGGGTTAGATGTCAACAAGTTCGTCATCTACTCGGAGATAGGTGGTCAGATCAGCGCCGCGACTTCGTCGCCAGCGTCTATGGAAGGCAACCGTCCCACTTTCGTCATTGAGAACGAAATCCAGTGGTGGGGTTCGGGACCGTCTGGCGAAGTAAACGACGGTCACGCGATGGACGCGGTAATCGAAGGCAACGTGACCAAGATACCAGGCTCCCGGAAGTTAGCTATCTGCAACGCCCACATCCCCGGAAACGACTCCGTAGCCGAGCGTGTGTACGACACATGGGCCGCGATCGAACAAGGTTCGGCGGTCGATACAGGTCTGCTCTACGACGCCTTAGAAGCACCCCCGGATACACCAGTATCCGAGATACCTTCCGAGAAGGAAGACCCCGAGGGCTTCGCAGCTGGCGTAGAAAAGCTACGCCAGGGTGTGGAGGTAGCGCGTGGTGATTCGTATTGGCTCCCCGTCGATGAAATTGTCAAGTCGATCCTAGACGTCAAGAACCCGATCACTGAGTCCCGACGAAAGTTTCTAAACCAGGTCAACGCAGCGGAAGACGCGTGGATAGCACCTACGCAGTGGGACCGGTTAGCGATGTATGACCCGTTGTACAAACTCAACAAAGGCGACCGAATCACGTTGGGGTTCGACGGATCTAAGTCGAACGACTGGACGGCGTTGGTCGCTTGCCGGGTACACGACGGGATGTTGTTCTTGATCAACGCGTGGAACCCGCTGAAGTTCCCAGGGGAGGAAGTCCCCCGAGATCAGGTAGACGCGACAGTCCGATCGTGTTTCGAGGCTTATGACGTCGTCGGATTCCGGGCTGACGTCAAGGAATTCGAGGCGTACGTCGACATGTGGGGCCGCGATTTCAAGGACCGGCTGAAGGTCAACGCATCTCCGAACAACCCTGTCGCCTTTGACATGCGAGGGAACCAAAAGAAGTTCGCGCTTGATTGCGAGCGGTTCCTAGACGCAGTTATCGAACGAGAGCTAGTCCACGACGGCGACCCGGTTCTCCGTGCTCACGTGTTGAACGCCAAGAGGTTTCCGACCACGTACGACGCCATCGCGATTCGCAAGGCCACCAAAGACTCAAAGCGCAAGATCGACGCCGCTGTTTGTGCAGTGCTGGCTTTCGGTTGCAGACAGGAATTCCTAATGGGCAACAACAACTCTGGACAGGGAGGGGTGGTGTTCGCGTGACAGCATACGAAGATCACGTAGACCACCTCCAGAACGTCCTATCCGGGCAGATGGGCGAGCTGCAACAGTCTGAGTCGTACTTGGATTCGACGTACCGGCTCCAGACCATCGGCCTCGGAGTACCCCCGGAGATGCGAAAGCTCCGGGTGAACGTCGGCTGGCCCGCTCTGTATCTACGCGCTATCGAAGAACGCCTAGACGTAGAGGGCTTCCGAGTCAACGGACAATCCGAAGGCGTAGAGGAACTTTGGCAGTGGTGGCAGGACAACGACCTGGACGAAGAGTCGGGTCTAGGCCATATGGACGCTATGACGTTCCGGCGTTCGTACATCACCGTAGCGGCCCCCGGACCCAACGACGACGCGGACTACCCGCTTATCCGGTTGGAGTCTCCGCTGTCGATGTACGCGGAGCTGGACCCTCGTACCCACAACGTGACGAGGGCGTGTCGGTTCTACCACCTCGACTCCACCGACCCCAACGCGCTGATCGAAGGTAGGGCAGCCTCGGACGCGGCCACGTTACTACTCCCCGACCGAACCATCTACCTACGACGAGACCAGGGTCCCGCGTCCAAATGGATTCAGGACGGCCCTCCGGTGGTTCACAACCTCGGTGTTGTTCCGGTGGTCCCGTTGGTAAACCGCGCCAAACTGTCTGACCGTCAGGGTCAGTCCGAGATCTCCCCCGAGATCCGATCCCTTACCGACGCAGCGGCTCGAACCCTTATGAACCTCCAGGCAGCGTCCGAACTGATCGCAGTGCCCCTCCGAGGGTTCTTCGGCGTTGACCGAGGACAGCTGACCGGCGTCGATGGCAATGTGGCGTCAACAGCCGAGTTGTACTACGGGCGTTTTCTGGCGCTCTCGAATCCGCAAGGCAAGTCCTTCGAGTTCAAGGCAGCCGACCTACGCAACTTCGCGGAGGAGTTGAACGAACTAGCTAAGCAGTTCGCCGCGTACACCGGCCTCCCCCCGCAATACCTTTCGTTCTCGTCGGACAACCCCGCCTCGGCGGAAGCTATTCAGGCTTCGGAGTCGCGGTTGGTCAAGACGTGCGAGCGCAAGGCGCGGATGTTCGGAGGATCGTGGGAGCGCGCGATGAGACTGGCCACCAAGGTCATGGGTAAAGAAGTCCCCGAGGAATACCACCGGCTTGAAACCGTGTGGCGCGACCCGTCAACACCGACGATCTCGGCTAAGGCCGACGCAGCTACCAAGCTGTACGCCAACGGACAGGGGCCGGTCCCCAAGGAACAAACCCGAATTGATCTGGGGTACACCTCGGAGCAGCGGGACCAGATGCGCGAGTGGGACGCAGAAGATCGTCAGTCGATCCTCACCGACCTCTACGCGCAGACGAAGGCCGTTGCTGATGCGACACCTAAACCGGCCCCTGCGACCAAGAAGCCCGCTAGCACCGGTAGTACGAAGTGACACCGGAGGAGTACGCAGCCGCACAGCTCGCCATCTCCGCAGCTGTCGCTAGGTACGTAGAGTCGTTCGCCCAATTCATCGTGGCGGCGGGGCAATCGCTGTCCCTTGCCAACTGGGGTAAGTCTCTAGAACTGCTGTTCCCGGCGGTGCAACAAGGCCGTTGGGATTCAGCGGTTCTCGGTCGTAAGTTCTACGACGACCAGCGGGCAATGCATTTCCCCGATCTGCCAAGGCATGACCGGTTCATCGAGAACTACGAGTTCAGCGACTTTGTGTTCGACATGGAACCGGTTCGCCGGGATCTGATGGAGATGAGGTCTAGCCGAGACGCAGTGGAGCACATCGCGCTCCGCGCGGTTCGGTCTGTAGAGAACGGTGCTAGACGGCAGATTATCCAAGCCGTCGAATCGGACACCGATCTAGCCGACGAACTCTCAGAAGAGGATCTTCGCAAGAAGTCTCGTCGCGTGCAGGGGTGGGCACGAGTGGCTACGGGTAGGGAGACCTGCGCGTGGTGCCTGATGCTCATCTCCCGTGGTCCGGTCTACATGGACGCCGTCACAGCGGGTCTGGACCTCGACCACCTCTCTGCTGTCGAGATGCACCTGAACGGTGAAGACATCTCGGACTACATGGAGCAATGGCATACCGGTTGTGACTGCAAGGTCGTTCCGGTGTTCAAAAACGAAGACTGGGCAGGTAAGGCCGCATATCTCAAAGCCGAAAAGCTGTGGATCGAAGCGACCAACGAAGCCAAGAAACTTCGTGAAGAAGAACCCGATCGTGTCTACACGGCAGGGAAGAACAAGGGTAAGCCGATCACGTTGAACGACGACGTGATAAACGCCCTGCGCCGCAAGTTGTCTCGCGGCGAAATCAAACCCGAAGATTTCGCGTTCGTCGCGTAGCTCTTCGGCGGCCCGTCACATTCAAGCGCCCCAGGTGGGCGCTTTTTTATTGCCCAGGAGGCACTTTCATGTCAGAAACCGTCACCGAAAGCCCGGAAGCCACTGCACCCGAGGCACCGAAGCCGACACCACCCGCTGCGAAGACGTCCAAAGAAGACGACCTTCCCGACTGGGCACGTCAGCAGATCTCATCTGCGAACCAGGAGGCGGCTAATTACCGCGTCCAACTCCGAGAGGCCAACAACGCATTGCAGTCAGCACAGGAGCAAGTTGCTTCCTTGACTGCGGAAAAGACCCAGGCGGTCAACGCAAGTGCCTCGATTCAGACCGACTTCGACAAGTTGGTCACGGCTGTAAAGGCTCTCGCCCCCGAAGACGAAAAGAAGTTCTTTGCATTCGCAAAGACGTTGCAAGGGGGCTCGGAAGACGAACTGACAGCCCATGCGGTGGAACTGAAGTCGATCTTCGGTAGCGCTCTGGGATCTTCGCCCGCCTACGACCCGTCACAGGGCCGCGGCGCGGCTACGAGCGCAAGCCCCGCCGACGCCTTCGCCGCACTTCTCAATTCACAACTTACAAGATAAGGAACGCCACACATGGCTGGTTTGAACGAACTCGCTCCGAATTCGAGCGATAACCACCAGGGCCGGTTGGCAACTACGCCGTCCGAGCTTCTGCCCCCGACAGTAGTTGGGCCGATCTTCGATCAGGCGCAGGAACACTCGCTAGTCCTCCAGCTGGGCCAGCAGATCCCTGTAACCTACGGCGAAACCGTGATCCCCACGACCACCAAGCGTCCCGCTGTCGGTCAGGTCGGTACCGGTACGTCCAACGCACAGCGAGAAGGTGGCACTAAGCCGCTCTCGGGTACCGCGTGGGACACTCGCGCATTCAGCCCGATCAAGCTGGCGACCATCGTCACCGTGTCGGAAGAGTTCGCACGGAAGAACCCCGCTGGTCTCTACACCCAGCTCCAGGGTGATCTCGCGTACGCGATCGGTCGCGGTGTGGATCTAGCGGTCCTGCACGGTAAGGACGCACTGCGGGGCACCGCCCTTCAGGGTATTGACACCGACAACGTCATCGCCAACACCACCAACTACAAGAACCTGACTGCTGGCAACATCATGGAGGGCCTGCTCGACGGTTACGACTTGGTGAACCAAGACTCGAAGTTCAACTTCGACGGCTGGGCGGTTGACCCCCGGTTCCGCTCCACCTTGGCCCGCGCCTCGGTGTTCCGCGATGCCAACGGCAATATTGACCCGTCTCGTGTCAACCTGAACGCAGGTGTCACGGACATCCTGGGTCTCCCGGCCCGCTTCGGTCGCGGCGTCGGCGGTGACCTGGACGCAGCCACCGACTCGGGTATTCGCATCATCGGTGGCGATTTCTCCCAGCTCCGTTGGGGATTCGCTGACCAGATCCGTGTGAAGATCAGCGACACCGCTTCGCTCACCGACGGTTCCAACACCGTCTCGATGTGGCAGACCAACCAGGTCGCAATCCTGGTGGAGTGCACCTTCGGCTGGGTTCTGGGTGACAAGCAGGGCTTCGTCAAGTTCTCGAACCTGGGTACCACGACCTACACGGTCGCCCTGGGCGGCGCTACTGCGGGCAACTTTAAGTTGTCTCTCAACGGCAAGCCTTCCGCCGACATCGCCTACAACGCAGCGGCTTCCGCTGTGAAGTCCGCGATTGTGGCGATTGACGACGGCGTAGCCGCCGCCGATGTGACTGTGACCGGTTCTGCTGGAACCTACACCGTCACCGTTCCGGGTCTGCTGGAGATCGACGGCACCGGCCTGACCGGTGGCTCACCCAGCGTCACTGTCGTCTGACATCTGGACTGAACGGAGGGGGCTTCTTCGGAGGCCCCCTCCCTTCCCTTGGAAGGGGTACTCATGGCTTACGCAATCCCTTCTGACGTGTCAGGACGGCTTGGACGAGAGCTGAGCGCGGATGAGGCGACGATGGTCGCCGCACGGCTCGCAGACGCAGAGCTGATCATACGGTCACGAATCCCAGACCTGGACGACCAGATAACCGACGACAAGATCGACGTCGAGATCGTCAAGATGATCGAGGCGAACGCCGTCGTACGTCTGGTCCGAAACCCCAACGCCTACACCGGAGAAACTGACGGGAACTACTCCTATCAGATCAACTGGAAGACCGCCACGGGCGAGCTAGAGATACTCGACAACGAGTGGGCGCTACTAGGAATCTCACAAGCGATGTTCGTCATCGCCCCGTTGATCCCGGATATCGCGTACACCTGCGAACCCGAGTTCTGGTTCCCGGTATGAGTCAGCTCGATGTGATGAACGCGGACGTCGTTGTCTATCCCCAGGTTACGGAACCCAACCGTCACGGGAACACAACGACTAAGGCTTCTGATACAGGGGTACCGACACCGGCACGCATTCAGGTCGCATCGTCTTCAGGTACGTCGGCTCGACGTGCTGAGCAGGACAACGAGGGATTCGAGTCGGAGGTCTTCTACCGAATCCGGTTTCCGCGTTCGTTCGACGCGGATCACGGGATTTTGGGCATGCAATCCCAGATCGAATGGGAGGGCAAGCGCTACGGAATCTTCGGGATACCGCAGCGGTACATGGGATCTCCGCGTACAGCCCACGTCGAGTATTTGATGCAGAGGTCTTGATGTCCGTACGACTCATCGGTGAAAAGGCCATGAACCGTGTGGTCTCACACCTCGAAGGTGTACACCACGCAGTCGGGGACGCAGCTCGCCGGGTGGAAGTCCAAGCCCAACGACGGCTTGCGATGCACCACGACACAGGAGCCGCGCACATCACCCGTACCGAGGGCGACGTCGACTGGTTCGTGAACCTGGTTGACGAAGCCGCTCTGTCTATCGAGTTCGGCCACTGGGTAGAGGGCAAGTACAAGGATGAAGACCACCCCCAGTACGTACCCGGTCTCTACATCCTCTCTACTGCATCAGGTTTGGATGCTACGCCTAGATCAGGTCCACGTCGGAAGGGGAAGTAGTTGCCCCAGTCGATTACCGACACCGTAGTTGAGATCCTTCAGACGAAGTTTCCAGACGCTCTTGTCGATACGTGGGTTCAGAACGTCGACTATCGGCGGTTCCCGTTCTTCAACGTGCGCCGCATAGGCGGTCCGAGACACCCACGTAGGCCAAAACAACTGTCGTTCCCCGTCATTGAACTGACCCTCATCGGGAACGAAGACCTAGACAGCACCTACGACCTCTACGACGACGCGGTACTAGCACTGTACGACGCGGTCAAAAGGCAGACCCAAACAGCCCATGGGTATCTGCATTCGATGGAGGAAACCATGGGGGCGACCGAGTTCGACTCCCCATACACAGACACATGGCGTGTCCAAGGGCTAATCAAATTCGGCCTACGGCCACTACGAAATTGAGGAAACAATGGCTCTTGATGATGACGCCGTTATCACAGCTGCCGTAGGCTACGTCTACACCAATACCATTGGCGCGGCAGCACCCTCCCCCGCTGAGATTGACAACTTCGACCCGGATACGTTCGGCGCTCAGGTACACACACTCAAGGTGACAGGCTCCCCCACGGGTGGAACACTGACCGTTACTGCGGGCGGTGACACCACATCTGCATTGCCTTACAACGCTTCCGCAGCCGCAGTACAAGCAGCACTGGAAGCTCTTGCAGCGGTTGGCACGGGGAACGTGTTGGTATCAGGCACGTCCATCTCCGACACCAACGGGTTCACCATCGCGTACGTAGGCGAGAAACTAGGATCGGCAATCGCCACTTCGGCCACCGGGTCGCTCACAGGTGGAACAACTCCCGCCGCGAACGTGACTGTTACCACTGCCCCTAACGGTTGGGCTCTGACTGGCCACACTTCCCGCGATGATCTACCTGAGTTCGGCAAGGATGGCGGCGACACCGAAGTAAAGGGTACCTGGCAGAACAAGGCGCTCCGCGAAACCTTATCGGGCGACCCCCGAGTGGATTTCGTGACTGTCAAGCTGGAGCAGTTCGACAAGAACAACCTTGAGCTTTACTACGGTCCCGACGCAGCCGGTACCACAGGCGTGTTCGGTGTCGACGGTTCGTTCGCTCCGATCGAACGTGCGGTCCTGATGGTCATCGTGGACGGTCCCGCTTCAATCGGATTCTACGCCCCCAAGGCATCGATCCGTGGTGATGACTCGGTGGAGATGGACGTCGATTCGTTCATCGGATTGCCGGTCAAAATGACGTTCTTGAAGATGGGCGCTCGCCGCCTATTCGATTGGATCTCTGGGGTTTTCCTGGATTAAGGACTTGACATACGGCCATCGTATGTCGTCTGACCGGGGAGGGGTACACCTTGGCGGGCCTGCCCCTCCCCTCTCTTCCTGGCCCGCCTAAATACTTGAAAGGCCCGCTATGTCAAACACTTTCAACCTTGCGGACATGGTCGCAGATGCAGACCAGAAGTACGCCCCGGTAGCGATCGATCTCGGGGGCGGTGACGTTGTAACTCTCCGTAACGTGCTTCGCATCAAACCAGGCCCCCGCAAGGAAGCCCTATCCCTGATCAAACAGATTCAGTCTCTTACTGAGTCGACCGATGAGGGTGCCGAGATGTCTGAAGAGGACTTGGACGCTGTCAACGAGCTGCAAGAGAAGATCCTTTGTCTCGCAGCAGATAAGCCACAACTTCTGGACGCAGCTGTCGGTGGTGACCCGATGATCATCATGGAGATCTTCAACCGGTGGATGGAGTCCACACAAGCGGGGGAAGCCTCCAGCTCGGAGAGCTGATAGACGATCACGGGCAGTGGATAGCTGCCGACTTGATGGAGTACTACACCGTCGACATCCGGGACGTATTGGTCCCGGATTCCGGTGTGACTCCTCGTTGGCTTCTGACACTCATAGCAGGTCTGGACGAAGAGTCTAGGTATGCCGCGTCTTGCCGTGGTGGACAACACCTTCGGCGTTGGACCATGGACCGCTACCTGCGCGTGTATCAACTCGAAACTCAACGAGCAACCCAGTGGATAAACACCGCTGCCAACTCTACGAAGCGGCCTCCGCTCCCGAAGCCCTTCCCCCTGCCGAAGGCAAAGCAACAAAAGCCTGAGAAGCGCGCAGAGCCTCCAGGCTCATTCGCGTTTATAGCGAAACAGCATCTCGCAGAGGCAAAGAAGAGAAAGGCGTCGTAAATGGCTGGAGCTGGCGGGCGAGAAGTCGGCAGGGTGTCAGTACGCGTTGTCCCCGACACAGACGGATTCCGTCGTGCTCTCAAGCGACAGCTTGAGGCGATAACCAAGGGCCTCGAAGCCAAGGTAGACGTTGACCCGGACCTAAAGGGGTTTCGGCAGAAGGTAAGAGCCGGAACCCGGAACCTGGACGACGCCAAGGTCAAAGTCGACGTCGACAAGAACAGCGAGATCCTCAAGAAGAACGGGTTCATCCCTGACCGGGGGGTACAGCTCAAGCTAGACCCCAATTTCGACTATATGTTCCGCCAGCGGCTCAAGAAGTTGGCACCCAAACCCATAGAGGTTCCGGTTGTACCGAATGTCCGGGGCTTCCGGGCGAGCTTGCGAAGCAACCTGAACACACTCAGTAGCTCTCTGTCAGACGTCACGCAGAAGATGGGTGAGGGTATAGCCAACGCACGGCCTTTCGGTGTCTCTATCGTCGCTATCGCTGCGGCCGCGTCTCTGGCAGTCCCCGCAATCGGGTTGTTGTCCGCGTCGCTGGTAGCGCTTCCGGGAATCCTGAGCGCGATCATCGCCCCGCTGGCAGCGGTGCTGGTGGGTATGGACGGCATCAAACAAGCGCTGGTCAACACAGGCTGGGCTGTCCTCGACAAAAAGGGCAAGCTCAAGGCCGGTGAGCAGCTAGGGAAGATCCAGGAATCTGTTTCGAAGATATTCGAGACAGGTCTAACCCCCGTCTTCACCAAACTGCTGTCGATAATCCCCGCCCTACAAGAGGGATTCGGCGCTATCGCACAGGGCCTAGTCGGTATGACAGACGGCTTTGTCAGCGCGCTCACGTCGGCCAAAGGCCTAGACCAGATCAAAACGATGTTCAAGAACATCGGTGACGCTCTGGGCCAAGCCAGTCCCGGCATTCGGGACTTCACCGCCGCGATGCTGACGCTAAGCACCGAGTTCTCCAAGAAGCTCCCCGGAATGGCTCAGTCGTTCAACAACTGGGCTAGCAAGGTGCTTACCTGGGTCGACAAGATTACGACCAAAGGCCCGGACGGTTTGTCCCAGTTCGACAAGACCATGTCTGGTCTAGGCGACTCGCTGAAGTCATTCGGGTCTGGCATCGGAGACCTGTTTCTCAAAGGCTTTGACTGGATCTCCAACCCGGAGAACCCAAAGAAGGTCGTATCGTTCATCAACGATCTGAAGACCGCTATCGACGGTCTGTGGCCGATCCTGGACAAGACGTTCACCCGGCTAGAGCAGTTGATGAAGACCGCTGCCCCGTTGATAAAGACTGCCGGGGCACTGTCTGAACTGACGGGCCAGAACAAGACCGGTAGCAACTTCAAGGCTCCTGGCGAAGGCTCGGATGGCGGGTCTACGGGCCAGAAGGCATGGGACGGGTTCAAGAACGGGTTCCTGCAAGCGTTCGACCCTGCGTGGCTCGGAAACAAGATCACGGAAATGTTCAATTCCGTTCCGTGGTCGAGTGTTTGGCAGGGTCTAAAGGACTCTTGGAACGCGGTTCTGGGGTTCTTCCAGGGCAGCGTGTCGTTCTTTGCAAATCTGTGGGGGTCGATTCAGTCTGCTGCCACGAGTGCGTGGAATGGCATAGTCTCGGCGGTTTCGTCCGCAATCACCAACGTCGTGTCGGCAATCGTCAGCGGCGGATCGCAGATCATGGCCGAGGTCGGCTCGTGGCCCGGAAAGATCCAATCATTCTTCGCTGACGCGGGGTCATGGTTGATAGCGGCTGGTCAGCAGATCGTCCAGGGCTTGATCAACGGTATCGGCTCGATGATCGGTTCAGCCGTCGCCAAAGCGAAAGAGCTTGCGGGGGCGGTGAAGAACGCGGTTACCGGGTTCCTCGGTATCCATTCACCTTCCCGCGTGATGAACGAGTTAGGTCAGTACACCGGTCAAGGTTTCGCTGACGGGCTGGAATCCCAGAAAGAAAAGATCACCAACGTAGCGGCGGATATCGCCAAGAGCGTCAAGGACCAGTTCGGCATTGACCTTCCAGCGTTGGGCCAAAAGGGACTTGATACCGCGTTCGGCTTCGGAGAAGCCAACGGAAAACAGTTGATGTCCGACCTGGGTATCGGCGGCGGGGCTATAACCGCTGCCCTCGATCAGGGTCTCCAGATCGGAAAACAGGTGTTGGGCAACGGTCTAACGCAGATCTTCAACACGTCCAACGTGGACGACACGATCGCCGTCAAGAACAACCAGCTGAACAAGCAGGCACTAGGTGTAGTCGGCAAGAGCGGATAGGTGGTGAACATTGATTGCTGAAACCGTCGTAGAGATCGAAGGTTGCAACGGCCAATGGGCCACCATCGCCGGTCCCCAAGAGGGCGATCGGGGCATGCACCTTGCTACCGATATTCAAGGGTTCTTTGACCCGCCCGTGAAGGTTGTATACGAGGAGCCGGGGAACTACCCCGGCGCTCGTTACCTCAACCACCGAATCCTACGCCGTGACATGACGTTCGGCGTATGGATTCTGAACGACGCTGAGCACGGCGAGAACTCCTGGCAGTCGCGTGACTCCGAGTGGCGAAAAATGTGGGACTACGACAAAGACACCTACATCCACATCACCACAGAGGATTCCGGTCGCCGGACGCTGAAATGCCGCCTGGGTGAAGCAATGGAGGTCGATCTTCGGACCGACCCTCACGGCAACACCATGAACCTCGTCAAGATGACGGTTATCGCTGGCGACCCATTCTGGTACGGCGAAGACGCGACGTGGGAAGCCGAATGTCAGAAGGACACGACGTTCAACCCGATCCTTATGGATCTGCCGTTCCCGTGGCCTCTGGCAGAACTCCCCAAAGAGACGCTATACATCGAGATCACCAACGGCGATACACAACACGGCCTAAACCCCACAGACCAAACGGTATTCCCCAAGTGGGCTGTACCCGGTTCAGAGCTTCCCCCGTCAGAGCCGTACATCCCGTTCCTTCCGTGGCTGGGTGCCCCCACGTCTCCCGCGACTATCTGGACCATCCCGGACTACTCGTTCGATGACCCGGAGTTCGCCAACCGTAGGTTGCGCCTACCATCTCTTATCGGTGGACTGCGTACCGCATCTGTGCAAGTGGTCAACATCGTCGGCAAGCCGACGTCGGGAACGTGGAAGCTGACCTACAACGGTCAGTCCACCGTGAACCTATCGCGTACCGCTTCTGCTGCAACGGTTCAAGCCGCCCTGGAAGCCCTACCGGCTATCGGTGAAGGCAACGTAGTAGTAGACGGTGGACCGGCCTTCCTGGTTGGTACCCGTCCGTACACCGTGGCATTCACGGGTTCACTCGCCGGTACCCCGGTGAAGTTGATGACCGGCTCGTCTTCGTTCAGCCCCACAACGGCTTACGTCCAGGTCTACGAATCCAACACCGGCTACACCGCAGGTGCCGAAGACTGCTTGATCGATACAGACCCACGGGTCGAACAGGTCACCGCACTCAACGGATCGCCTGTGTGGCAACGCATGAACGGCGTCCGGTTCCGTAACTCGATTCCACCGTGGACGAAGACCGCCACGTTCGAGATCACCGTGTCGGGAGCGAAGCCAGGCCAGATGGTCCAGCTTCGTGTACCCCGCCCTTGGTCTCGCCCTTGGGGATTGGAATAGCCAATGTCGATCCGATCCAAAGAGGATGCGCAATTCCTATGGGACCGGGTCATGGAGTCCCGCCGCTGGCGTGAGAAGCAACGTCTAAAGCCTGTTCTTACCCGTCTCTACGACGGTGACTTTAACCTCCGTGGTGTAGTCGCCGGGGAGCGTAAGGGTGAGTTCGAGTTCATCGACAACGACACCGGCACAGCGTCTTTGCAGTTGTCCTTAGACCACTACCTAGCCAAATGGGTGATGGACTTCCGAGGCCGAGCCAAGCGCAACGTCCACGTCACCTTCGACAAGCAAGGTGCCCGGTGGTCGGGCCGGATGGAGTCCTACCGCGTTGTCCGTGAAGAGTCTGGTGACTGCTACTTAGAGATCACCTTCCTTCACGACATCGAAGAACTCAAGCACATGTACTGCTGGGCTAACCCGTTCCTGCGGCCGGAGTTCCAGTTCCCGAAGATGTGGGTAATCTTCGGACCCGCGAAGTGGTGCTTGCTGGTCACGTTGTTCGTCAACCTATTCCGGTTGGAGACGTCGTGGCTCACGCTGCCGGACAATCCACTAGATCCAACCGAGTGGATGGGCCTGTCGTTCCTACCGTCGAACTGGCGGAACATCTGTTCTCCGTTGGACCTTCTGGACGACAATTCCAATCTAGCAATCGTCTTCTCCCGGTTCAAGTCGATGTTCGACGTCGCCAAACGGGTAATGGAAGATGCCCAGCTGTCGTGGGTTCCACGCCGGTACCTGAAGGGTGAAGACCCACATCCGTTCGCGCACAAGTACGGTGGCATTCTCAACGAGACCACCTTCCCGCTGCGTAACGGCTGCCTGGTCTGGGACATCGAGGATAAGTCTGGCTGGGGAACTGAAACCGCTTTCGGTGGTTCGATACTCGTCGGTCTGGTCCGTGCGATCGTCAACATCGCATCGGACGGCACAACCGAAGGTGTTGAGGTCTACCACGGAGACCCGACCTACCCCGGCGAGTACTACGTGCCGTGGTTCCTCGGGACCAACCCGAAGGCACCCCACGTCGTCTACCAAGAGGGTCCGCTAACCGGTATCAAGTCCTCGGAGTTCAAGTACTACGAGGCCACAGATACGTCGTTCCTGACCGGTGGGCAGTCAATGCCTGGCGTAAATGAAGCGATCTCAGCGGTTATCCAGATGGGCGGCGACCTACTGGCAGCGCATATTTCGGCTGCCATCGAAGTTCAGCTCCCGCCCATCGGTGGTGCCATCGACGCTATCGCTAACCCGATCTACTCAGACACGATCCTCGCGTTCATGGAGATCCCGACCCTACGGGCTATGGAACTCTCGCTACCTCTTCCGGGGTTGGAGAACGCCATCACCGGGCTCGGTGACTTCCACTACTACGAGGGCTGGGCAGACGGCGCGGACAAAGCGTTCACGCTATCCGCGATCATGGCGATCCGGGCGAAGATCTGGGCAACCAGGGCTCATACGTCGCACACGCTGAAGATCTCGGACGCAGCCCCGTACTACATCGGGGCACCCGGCTACGGCCACTTCTGGCTCGGAGACCGTATCGGTACAACGGTTCTCGGTTTCCCTGACCCGTACACGATCTTCGTAGAGCGGGTATCCAAGATCAGCTACTCATGGGGTGCAGACGGCCCTAAGGGTTGGGAGATCGAAGTCGGATACCGCGAACCACAAGATCCGATGCTCAAGGCGTTCGAGATGATCCGCGACATTAACTCGTCGTTGGGTGACCTCGGCGTGCTCTAACGGGGCAGAACCGTACCGAAGTCAGTACGGATACGCCATCCACCATGTCATAACCGTACCGAAAGGCCCGCCATGTCATTCAAACCCGGCATTCCCTCACAGCAAGAAGCCGATCCGCACAACCCAGAAGAGCACGTTGTCTGGGCTCTGCGGAATATACCCACGTTCGCCGGTATCGGTGCGGTGACGCACCCAGGCTTTCTACGGCAGTGGTCTAAGCATCTGTGGGAGTGCGGGTTTAGGCATCGGGACTACTTGGAAGGGTTGGCTGACGAGAACGGCAACATCCACGTCAGCCAGCTCCCCGAGCAGACGATAGAACTCCAAGGCGCGTTCCGTGGCCCTAGCCACATCTACAACAACGCTGCCCGGTGGGTGCCGGTTGGTACGGCTACCCCTCCCCCAGTGGTACTCCCCGACACACGCGAAATGACGATCCAAGAGAGCGACGTCATGCTGCGCCAGTTCGAGAGAGACGGACGACTTCCGGGGCCTCTGCCCCGCAGAGATGTTGCACAAGAACTTAATCGAGAGGAGCTGGACAATGGCTGAGAACGACCCTATGGACACGGGCGGTCTGGTCGTAGATGACGACGACACGTTCGAGGAGATCGTCAAGAAGGCAACGGAACCCGTCGTGGTCCGTGCCGGTCTGTTCGCCGTCGCCAACCTGATCGCGGTCATCGTGGGCAAGCAGGTTCTAGACCAGGCCGCGATCGAAGCCATCATGGCTGTGTACGGCGTTGTCGGACCGATCATTCTGGGACTGTGGATTCGTAGACACGTCACTCCGAAGTGAATATCACTCCGTTCAACCCGGACGATTGGATGGACGTCGTTGCCCTGTTTGGCCTTAGCCTCTCTGGACTACTGGCAGCGGTACTGCCGGTGTGGATGAACCTGCGCAAGCAGAACCGGGATCTGAAGACCATCAAACACGAAGTCAAGAACGACCACGGTACCAACCTCCGAGCGGACATAGACCGCCTCACAAAGGCTGTAGAGACCGGGTTCTCGAACGTGGAGCGGGATATCTCCGCTCTCCGTAAGGACGTTCAGCAAGAACGAGAAGACCGGATCGAAGGTGACCGCCTTCGACTGATTAGGGGGCACCGATGACAACCCCGCATCAGCCCGCCCCCGATGGTGCCTACGTAGTCGGCGGTAACAACGCCAACGGCGGGGGGTTCAACTTCGGTCAGGATATGACCGAGACGATCGCCAAATCGCTGTACATGCCGGTGGTTTCGTTCATCGACCAGCTGGGAGCCCTCGCAGCCAATCTGCTGAAGATGCCCCTGGACGTGCTCAAGCAGTTCATGCCCGCTATCCCCGGCGCTACCGCTGCGATGTTCAAAGACGTTCCTACAGCGGTACAAACGATCATCAACTGGTTTACCGGTCTCGGAAAACTGTTGTTGGTCGGAGACTTTCTCGGCTTCCTTCGTCAGGTAACCGGTGGAGTATCAGACGATTTCGGTGAGCTCGTTCAAGAGTTCATCAACATGCTTAACCCGCTGAACTCTATCCCGTACATCCTGTCGGTTCTGAATCAGATCCTCGACATCATCAGCGGAGCGTTCACCGCCCCTATCAACGGTGCGCTGGCGATGTTGCAAGACTGGTTCAACGCACTGACCGGTAAGACACAAGCACTTACGGTGGACGGAGAACTAGACGGCGGAAACATCGTCGGAACTATCGCTTCGTCTGTCGTTGAGGGTTTGGACGACCTCGGAGACACTGTCGTCGGTATCGGCAACGATCTTGTTGCCACCGGACAGGCAATCGTCAACGGTTGGTTCGGTGGGTCGTCCGCTACAGGCGCGCCTGCCGAAGTTCAAACGACGATCGAAACGATCAAGCAAGCTGTCATCAACGGCTACACCGTGGACACCATCACGTCTTCGCAGTCGTACGCCAAGCCCTCCACCACCATAAGCGAACTCGTTGTTATCGGAATCGGTGCAGGCGACAACGGAGCCGGTGGTTCCAGCGGCACCACCACTACCGGTGGAAATGGTGGCGCAGGTGGTGTGAACGGCGGATACCTAGCGCTCAAGCTAGATCCAGATTCGATTACCTGGCCGGTTAACGTAACGATCGGGACTAACGCACAGCCCACCTCGTTCGGTTCGTATTTGACTACGACGCGAGGCGCAGGCGGTATCCAAGGAGACTTCGGGTATCAACAAACGTCTTCCACCCCTGGCAGTGGGGGTAACGGAGGTAAGGGCGGGTTCAAGGCTGGCACATCAGCCAGCTATGGGGCATACGGTGCAACCGGGTCTTCGTCTGCTGCCGCCATGGGCGGGGTGGGCGGATCTCCCAGCGCACTACCGGCTGGCACGGGTACGGCTGGAGGCGCGGTCTCAGCTGGTGCTGAGATCAAATGCGGCGGTGGCGGTGCCGGGGGCGGTGGGGGTGGTAACCCCACGGGCACCTTGGCCCAAGCTGTCGGCGGTAACGGTGCCAACGGTGGGTATCCCGGAGGTGGCGGAGGTGGCGGTGGCGGTGGGGCTGGTTTCAGCACCGGTAGCCACGGCGGTGGCGGATGGGGTGGTTATGGTGCTACTGGCGTTCTGTGGGTGTTTTGGAAGGCGTGAGAATGCATACAGCTGAGCTGATCTCAGAGTTCCTACCGCAGTTCTGCCCGAAGACCAACCACTATCGATGCACAGACGGCGAAACCACGTGGTACCTCCTGATCACCGTGGCGTCCGCTGAATCACTCGGGAACCTACTCGGTATCCCGGTGAACATGCTTCACCTCCCCAAGACGGTCGACGTCTTCTTGGCCGACGAGAACGCGGTAGTTCTGGACGCCGACTTCGACCCGGCCAACGGCCTAACGCCGTTGTGCCGCATCGAAGATTGCACATCACATGAACAAGCACTGTCCCTGATGGGATACCAGTAGTACACGAAAAGCCCCCAACCTAGGGACCATTGACGGTTCCTTGGAAGGGGGCTTTTTTGCGTTTAACGGTGATACCCTCGGTGTGGCAGCACCGGGGGTACCATCTATACAGACCGCCGAATAGAAATTTGCCGAGTCCGCGGTCAGGATACCACACAGGTGGGGTCATTGGCGTCGCCCACGGTGTGCTGTTCCGCTTTCACCTCACCGTCTACGGTGATTCGGCACCACGCCTGGGTATCCCGGCCTTCTCCTGAATTAGCCCAGGTATACAAAGGCTTCGGGCTCTGCGGCACGTTGTCGCCTTTGAGTTCAACTCGGGTTTGTCCGGGCTGGTACTGGATACCGTTCTGAAAGTTGTCATCGTACGAGGCGAACGAATAGTCGCCTCCGACCTCGAACACGACCACCTCGCGATGTTCAGGTGACAGTGGTCGTATATCGGATGGTGTGTTGGCGCATGCGGTCAGCGCCAGCAGCAACATCGGTGCCAGCTTCTTCATGTAATTCCTTTCCTAGCTAGAATCTCTAACAGATCCGGGGGCAGACGAATTTCCATCTGTTGCCCACCTAGTAGAGTGGCGGCGATTACTATCTCTGAACCGACCAAGAAACGACGGCGCGCTTGCGGATCGTCGTTTGACCGCCATATGTCCCCATACGTTCGGTCCAGCTCCCGAAGCTCCCACCGGGATTCCGAAGTAGGTAGTTTCTCTAGTACTGATATCCGGGAATCCAAGGCCGTCAATTGAGCCATGAGGGACGAACGCATGGTGGTTGATGTGACCGTGCCTAGCAAGGACGTAAGTTCCTCTACGGCCCGCACAGCCTCATCTAATTCGATTTGGTGATTCTCAGCCGGGATGAACAGGCGTTCCCGGACATTTACATCGCCTAATTCTTCTAGGAACCTCTCTTCTACGAATGCCTCTAGCATGTCTGCATCAATGCCTGGGGTCCTATGCGTCCGGCAGTAATAGCTTCTGTATAGCCCCTTACCGTAATTGCGGGTGTAGCTCCGGTAGTACAAAGGCTTGTCACATATGTAACACACAACCACCCCGAGAAGTGGCGATGTGTTTTTCACTCGATTCGATGTCTCGGGTAGTTTCCACTGGGCTAGCACGGCTTGCAGCCGATCCCACTCAGAAGGAGTAAGTAACGCCTCGCAGTTGGATATCGGTACACCCGATGAATCGCGTACGGTCTTCCCACGATCGGTGGAATGCCCTTTAAGGTACTTATGCTGAAGAATCCGCCACAACGTCTGCGATGTCCACTTCTTCCCACCAGGGCTGGGAACCCCTTGGTCGTTCAGACGTTCAGCAACGGTGTGTACAGCAGAGCCTTCTAGTACCTCGTCAACTACACGGCGAAGTATTGGTGCGGTTTCGGTATTCAACGACAACACCCACCCGCCCTCCGGTAGCTTCTCTGGGATGAGCCAGTATGGCACCGGTCCCCCGGTCCATCTGCCCGATTCCAAGAGTTTCTTTCGGGACGCCTTGGTCCGTTCTTTGATGGCCTCTATCTCTCCCTCGGCCACCCCGGCCAATACATTGGCTACCAACCGTCCAACCCACGTCGACAGGTCGATGTTGTCTGATACACACACGAGCGTCTTCTCGTGCTCCAGCATCCACCCGAACACTTTGTTCAGCGGTATAGCACGTCGACCTATTCGGTCTAGCTTCCAGGCGACCAGTATGTCCCAGTCTCCCCGTTTGTCCTCTTGGAACCACGGCCCTAACTGGGGTGCCTCGAAGGGGTCGATAGACCCCGAGACGTCTACGTCTTCGGCCCACCCGACGATGGTGTGGTCGTTCATCTCCGACCACTTTTTGATCAACTCACGTTGCCGTTCGACAGAGGTAGATTCCTCTGTCAACCTGGACAAACGCACCCGTCCTAGTACCCGCAT